GGAAACCAACCGTGAAAAAGGGTGCCTGTTGTTTATGCTGGTCACGTGCCTCACACCCCGATCTCCCGCGCTATCCTGTACTGCCGTGTCTCCAGCGACACCACCGGGCACGGCAAATCAGTCGCTGACCAGGAACACGAGTGCCGCGCGATCTGCGCGCGCAACAACTGGCATGTTGCGGAAGTCCTGACCGACAACGACATGGGCGCATCCCGCCACTCCGGGCGCCAGCGTCCCGCCTACGAGCGGCTGAAAGAGACCCTCTCCCCTGGCGATGTGCTCGTGACCTGGGAAGCATCAAGGGCGCAACGTGACCTCGCCGCCTATACCCAGTTGCGTGACCTCTGCGCGGCGAAAGGCGTGTACTGGTCCTACTCCGGCCGCCTCTACGACCTCACCAAAGGCGATGATCGCTTCACTACGGGGCTCGATGCTCTGCTATCGGAGAAAGAAGTCGAACAACTCCGGGAACGCGTACTCCGCGGGAAACGCTCCCGGCTGAATCAGGGAAAACCGAACGGGCGCATGCCCTACGGTTACCGGAGGATAATAAACCCCGGGACAGGCCGCACCGAGGGATGGCAACCGTGCCCCGTGACCGCGCCGATCGTCAGAGAGATTGTGGCTCGCCTGCTAGCTGGCGAGCCGATCAACAGCATCAGCACCAACCTCAACCAGCGGGGCGTCACTCCCCCGTCTGTCGGCGGCGACCGTGCACCAGCCCCGGAGTGGATCAGACAGCGGTTACGCACAATGATCGTCACACCGACCTACGCGGGACTGCTCACTCACCGCGGCACCGTCGTTGGGGAGGGCGCGTGGGAGCCGCTCATCACGGTCGACGAGCACCACCGGCTGATCGCGATCCTCACTGATCCAGCGCGCGCGACGTACAGGGGCTGCGATGTGAAGCACCTTCTGACGGGGATCGCATTGTGCGACGTGTGCGATTCGCCTGTGCGGTATTTCGGGCCGAAGGGACTGAAGACACCCCGCTATCAATGCTCGAAGTCGTCTTGTGTGGGCCGACGTGTGGACATGGTGGATTTGCAGGTCACGGACACATTGTTGACGGCGTTGCGGCGTTGGGACATTCAGCAGCTCACGCCAGAAGAACGTGGTGAGGGACGCCAGGCTCAGGATGACATCCGCGCACTCCGGCAGCGGCTTGACGCTTTCACGGATGCAGCAGCAGGTGGGGAGATCACCCCTGCGGCTTTCGCGCGGATCGAGGGCAGGCTGTTGGGTGAGATCGCCCAGTTGGAACGGCGCGCGAAACACGTTGTGCTTTCGCCACTGGTTGCGCAGCTGGCTGGGGAGAACGCGTTTGACACGTGGGAGGGGTTAGCGTTGATGCAGCGCAGGGAGGTGATTCGCGCGACGTGTCGTGTGAGGATTCTTCGGTCGTCTCAGCGCGGACCGCGGAAATACTGCGCGCGCGACTTGTCAGTGGAGGTCGCACCTACGGGCTTCTAGCCAGCAAGAGCCTCCGTGAGGTGCAGGTGTTCGGTGTTGCTGAGTGTTTCCATCCGCACTCGGAGCATGTGTGGGGACACGCTGAGTTCTTCTGCGAGCTCGTAGTGGTTTCTGGTCCATTTCAGTGCATTGGCGAGGTGTTCGATTTTGATGAGCCGTCTTGCTGCGACGCGGTCGACGATGCGTTCTTCTCTGCTTTGGTAGGGGCCTGTTGTGTGGGTGCCGCGTTCGAGGTGAACGATTTCGTGGGTGAGGGTGCAGCGTTTGCAGGTGGGCACCAGGCGGGGGTGCAGCCAGATGCTGCGGCCGTCGGTGCATCCGTTCATCCAGTCCGGGAGCGGGATGTGGTCGTGCAGCGGGATTTGGGGGTAGCGGGTCATTAGGTCAGCGAATGGGTCGTACATGCGTTCGAATTTAGCGTGAGATGCTGACAGATTTCACGACATCAACTGGAGATTAGACCGTTCGAACGACACCCACCGAATTACCGCGTAACCGCGTTTTCCGCGTAGACAACACGAGCATCATTCGTTCAGCCGACGCTCAAGCTCACTAATGCGCACCGCCTGCGCGGCCACGGTCACTTCAAGCTTCTTCACTCGCGCCTCAAGCCTGCGGATACCCTGTTCAAGCTTCTGAGTTGGGTACACCGTGGCGCCAGCCAGCATGGGGAACATGCCTCGTTGGTCCTCAGGCAGTTTTGGCAGGCTGTCGGCGAGGTAGTCACGCAGCAGTCGCGCCAGTTTCAGTTCCGCGGGGATGGGATGGGTGTGCAGCGTGTTGAAGGGCACGACATCGGGGATTTGAGTGCTGCTGCACTCGTCAGGTTTATCGTCGCTCACATGGCCTCGTTGCTTTCCGAAATGCTCAGGGTTCTTTTCCGTGGAGCCAGGGACACTGGCGGTACGAGATTTCCAGAATCGCCGGGTAGCAATGACGGTCCGGACGCTACAGCGCTTCCAGGGGACGCCAGCCGCCTTGTTCTAGCACCTCGGCATCTTGCAGCCGACGACCCTGATCGCGCCGCCCAGCTTCTGTCTCACGATCTTCTGGGGCTTCTTCGACAATGACCGCGAATTGCGTGGCGGCCAGGTTGATGATGAGCGCTGAGCGGGCCTGCCCATTAATAACGGTCGGCATGCGAATGACGAGGCCGCGGCTCATCCAGTCAGCGACGTGGGCTTCGAGGGATTCGACGGTTTCGTTTGCGAAGCGGTAGCACACGTCGAGGTGCTTGAACATCAGGTATGCGGTCATTGGCTAGTCCTCCTGGTCGTCGCTGGTGTGCCGGTCCCCTGGTTTGCGCTCGTGTGCTGCGAGTTGTTCGTCGTCGAAGTCGGGGGTTGGGTCCTCTGGTGGGACGACGCCGAGTCTTCGCCTGCCTTCTGACGTGAGGTCTAAGTTCGGGCGCACACCCCGATCGATCTCCATTTGGCGTTGAACTTGTTCGTCGTCGGTGAGTGCGCTGCGGCGTTGTTTAGCTCGTAGGCGGCGGCCCAGCTCATCAAGAAGCTCCTCATCAGATACTTGTGAAAGTGCACCCGCGAAATGTCGCTCATGCTCCTTGATCCGGCGCTCGTTCTCCTGCAAGGCCATTAGGAAGCTGGCGGCATCTGACCTTCCGGCCTCCTTCAACTCGCGAGCGCTTATCCCCAGCACGGAAGCCATTCGCGCGAGCGTCTCCGGTGGTGCATCGACTCGGGCTTTGTCACCCGCCCTAACCCATTGGAAGCCTGATTCAATCTGCCGCCATCGTCCCTCGCTGATCCCTGCGAGCTCTGCCGCCCTCCGGATTGACAGCTTGGGAATCTGCGCGGCTCTGGTGCGCCGGATCAGCCGTGCCTCTGCTGGCGCATCTGAATCGCTCATGGGGTTCAGCATGTACCGCGAAATCTGCGAAGTCCACTAACGCACACATCGCGCAATTTCGCAGTTACACGCGTGTTGTTTTCGAACAGCCCTGGTTAGCGCACATTACCGCACGAAACAGCGCGAAGTTCTTGCACTTCGCGCTACTTCGCGCTAGTGTCCTATCTATCGCGCTAATCGTGCGAAGCGAAGGAGAGACCATGAGTAAACGAGGTGAACCGTGGGAGGAACTGACGGCAGTCAGAGACCTCGCCGGTTTCCGTAAAACCGACCTAGCCAAAGAGGCGCGCATCAGTCTGGGCCACCTCAGCGACCTGGAATCCGGGCGCCGTGAACCAACAGCACCGATTACTAGGAGGCTCGCGACCGCGCTTAACGTGCCGGTCTCAGTGATTCAGAAGCGTCGCTATCCACACGACAACGTCGACCACGGAAGGCCAGCGGCATGAGCGAGATTATTCCGTTCCAATACGAGAGCGCGAGTCTGCGCACTCTTCTGATCGATGGCGAACCGTGGTTCGTTCTCGCCGACCTCTGTGCAGTATTGGAGATTGCCAACCCGTCGATGGTCGCTCAGCGCCTCGATGACCTGAACCTAAGCCAGGCTGAGATTCAGAATGCACGTGGGCAGATGCGACAAACGGTCATCGTGTCCGAGGCGGCCATGTATGAGGTTGTGATCCGCTCGGACAAGCCGGAGGCTGTGAACTTCCGCCGTTGGATCACTGGAACAGTCCTCCCCCAGATACGCAAGACCGGAAGCTATGGCACTGCCCCCGCACTTGAGGGTCCTCGGCTGGTTGCGGCCGCGCTGCTAGAAGCGAACAGAATGCTCACCGCGAAGGACGAGCAGATCGCAGAACTGACCGAGAAGGCCACAGAGGATGCCCCGAAGGTCAACTACGTCGATCTGTACGTCGCGTCGTCTGATCTGCTGAGGTTCCGCACTGTCGCGGCGAACAACAACGTCGGTGAGGAATGGATGCGTGACCTTCTCCTCGCCAAGAGCTGGATTTACGTGGAAACGGAATCCCGCTGGTCGAACAGCAAGGGATGTAAGGAAATCCGGCGCCGCTATTCGGCCTATGCACATAAGAAGCAGCACTTCCGGCCAGTAGAGGTGCATGAGGCCCCCCGTTTTCGGGGTGAGGTGTACCACACGCTGAAGGTCACCCCTGCTGGTGCTGAAGCGGTCGCTCGGCTCATTGCCCGTGAAACCAACAACGGTCAGATGCAGATCGACGGTGGTGCGGCGTGAACTCGAATCCCCATCTCAAACACCCCTCACCCGTTGAAAACGCCCTCACCAGCGGAATGTTTGGCGACAGAGCTGGCAAGGGCGTCCACACCCCACAAAGGAGCAACCCCATGCTAATCGACTTTGATGACACCAGCCCCAGCACGGACGAACTCATCGGCTGGCTGGTCCACACCGTGGATGACACCACGATCCGAGTGCTGGCCGCGACGACACCGAACATTCGGTCCGCGCACCAAACAATCATCCGCGACCCTTGGCGTTTCGCTCACGCCCGCGTCTTCACCGACAGGTTCCCCTGCGACACAAGCGATGTGTTCGAGGTCGACGACAGCGCTGGCATCACACCCGTAGAGGCAGTGGTTCTCGCGAACGGCGCGCCACTCACCAGCGACATCACTGTGGAGCTGCTCGACGGTGCTTACAGGTTCGAAATCCCGTTCCGGGAGGAGGCGGCCTGATGAACGTTGACGGCTATCCACCGGCGGCACGCGAATTCCTCACGTCCCCTGAGTATCTCGCCTGGCGCGACGAAACCCTGAAAAACCTGCCCGATGAGCCCCCAGCACGCCTAGTCGAACTGTTGCGGTCATTCACGCGCAACCAGAACGGCGGGAGGACAGCGGCGTGAACATTTTCTATCCCATCGCTGCCGCATGCGCCGCGATGCTCGCCTACCTACCCGTTCACCATCGAATGGAGTCACGAATGCGCACGAAATCAATCCGCGTCGCGTGGTTCGAAACCTCCAAGTTCGAACAGGAATTCGCGGTGCCTGAGGACTTCACGCTGACCCCGGCGAATCTGCGCGAACTCGCGTTGTCGACGGACAGCCGCGACGCGGAAGAAACCATCGTCGGCGACGTGTTCGTACTCGGACCGCTCAAGGGGGTGGCCTGAATGTTGCCCATCGCAACCGACGCCGACAGCCCTCTCTACCGCTCCCACGTCGAGAAACAACTCCTGTGGTCCATCCCCAAGGTTGCCCAGGATGACGAGCATTTCCAGGTGACCGCGAACTGGCGGATCACGCCAGCGGACATGGACGGCCCGTCAGTGTGGTGCGTGACCTGGTGGGTGTTCCGCGGGGACCCCGACGACGAGGACATCACTGACCGGTACGAATACGGCGTCGCGCCCGAAGATCTACGCGCGCTGCTCGAGCACATTTATAGCGGCGACCAGGACAGCACGTGGGGTGAAGCCCCCTGTCTCGATCAGCCGGTCGAGGTGTTCATCAACCCGTGGGCGGTTCTTTTTCACCATATGTGGACGCTTCCGCGGGTCGCCTACTTGCACGACCACGGGTGGCAGAGGAAAGAGCAGGCCGCGTGATGGCAGTCCGGGCTGGATACATCAGATCCGAATACGCATGGCTGCGCAGCTTCGGTTACCGGCACGAAGTGATCGTGCATCACCTCGCACGCGCGCTACGCATCAAACCTCTCTCCGTGGAGCGCGCCCTGTACGGCAGAACGCCAGCCGACCGCGTTTTCAACCAGCGCCGAAAGGCGGCAGCGTGATGACACTGACCGGCGTCGAGGTACCGATACTTGAGCCTGGTTCCCGCGAATGGCTCGCGACTGTGAGCGCTTCGCAGGTGGCCGCGATCGTGGGCGCATCGAAGTGGGATACCGCCTACTCACTATGGCACCGCAAACGCGGCACTCTTCCGGAGGCTCCGCGAAACAAGTCCATGGAAACCGGCGACCATTGGGAACCGCTCATTCGTGACTGGTACAAGCGGGACAACCCTGAGATCCAGCTGTCCGGAGAGACTCAGTTCCTCCACCACGAGCATGTGTGGGCGTCAGCGAAGCCCGACGGAATCATCGACGGTGAGCTTTGCCTGGAAATCAAAACCACACGCGCTCTTTCCGATTGGGGCCGTGAGCACAGCGAGGAGATCCCTAGCTACTACATGCCTCAGGTACAGTGGCAGCTTTTTGTCACTGGAGCGTCTAAGTGCGTTGTGCTCGCTGCGGGACCGTTCGAGGTGTTCGAACGCAGCTACCGCGTGTACACCGTGCCGCGGGATGACACGTTCATCCTCGAGCTAGTGACCGCGGCCCGGGAGTTCCTGGACCTCGTTGAACTAGGCATCGAACCGCCACCTGATTACAGCGCTGAGGTCGACCGCGATGTTTTACGTAAGACCGCGGCACCAAGGACGGACGATTCGATCGAGCTGGACGACGATACGGCGACCGCATGGCTCGCTGCTCGTGCCCGCGCTCAGGAGTCGAGTGAGCGGCATGAGATCGAGAAGACCCGGATTCTGGCGTGCTCCGGTAGCGCCCGGCGTGTGGTGTGGCGTGGCCACGAGCTCGCGGCTTTCCGGAACGGCAAGAACGGTCCCGTCCTGTACACGGCGAAAAACCTTGATGACTTGATCCCTGAGCTTCTCGGGGAGACGACGAAAGAATTGCAGGCAGCAGCATGAGCAACCGGAATTTCAAGATGGACCCGGACTACGTGGACGTCGCGGCGCGGATTGCAGAGTTCCGCGAAAAATACCCGGACGGCGTCCTCCGGCCGGTGGACCCTGCGGTTCCCTACCGGATTGAGACGATCGGAGACGCGGTGTTCATCGTCTACGCCGCGGCCGCCTACCGCCGCCCGGATGACGAGCTTCCCGGTATCGGTGTGGCATGGGAACCGTTCCCGGGCCGGACCCCATACACGCGTGACAGCGAGCTGATGAACGCCGAGACCAGCGCGTGGGGGCGCGCGATCGTCGCGGTGCTGGCCGCTGACACGAGGCGCGGGATCGCGACCGCTCAGGAGGTGCGTAACCGACAGGCTGAACGCAACCAGAACGGGCAGCAATCGCACCCACCCCAGGGCCAGGGTGGGTCGTCTCAGGCGTGGACGGCTGACACTCTGCTCGCGGCCGCCGATAAGAACACCGACAAGGAACAACTGCAACGGTTGTGGAAGTACGCGGCAGCTCTCAAGGATCCCGACCGAAAAAATGTGCGTGACTATATAGAGACGAGAGTCGCTGAGCTCGATCAGGAGGCCGCAGACCGGCCCATCCCGGCAGCGGATGCCGAGGAGGCGGCGGCATGAAACCCACCAGTGAGCAGCAAGCCATCATCGACGCTGTCACAGCCGGGCACACGATCTGTGTGCACGCTTTCGCGGGATCCGGGAAAACGAGTGTGCTGAAGATGTGCGCGAACGCCCGCCCTCAGACATCGGGCCTTTATGTGGCGTACAACAAGGCGATCCAGCTCGAGGCGGCTCACAGGTTTCCGGACCATATCGACTGCCGCACCGGGCACGGCCTCGCATACCGCGCCGTGGGTCACCGCTATCAGCACCGGCTGCAATCCCGCGCGCGCATGACGACACGTGACAAAGCACAGCTGATCGGCACAACCGACGCCGCATCAATCGGCAACGACCTGTACCTGTCGTACGCGGACCTCACCCGAGCGGTGATGGGGACGATAGACCGGTTCTGCAAATCCGGTGACCATGCGATCTCGGACGTTCACGTGCCCCATGTGATGGGCGCGCGGCGGCTCACACCATCGGAGCACCGCGAACTCGCGAAATCGATTCTGCCGTACGCGGAGAAGTCGTGGGCAGAACACATCATTCCAAGCGACGGGAAGCTGCCATTCCAGCATGACTATTACCTGAAGTTGTGGCAGCTGTCCGACCCAGTGCTTCACACGGATCTGATCCTGTATGACGAGTGCCAGCCTCCCGGAACACTCGTCGACACACCCGCCGGGCGTGTGCCGATCGAAGATCTGAAGGTCGGCGATCGTGTCGTGTCTTACAACCAGAGCTCGCTCCGTCTGGCAGAAGGCGGTTCGCCGATCGAGGGCATCACCTCCAAACCATTCCTAGGTGAGCTGGTGACCGTACAGGCCGGGGAGAGACTGACCCGCTACACCCCGAACCATCACTGCATCGCATACCTCGGAGACGTGTTCGTCGGAAAGTGGCTGCTCTATCTGATGCGGAAGGACAACAGCTTCCGAGTTGGCATCACGCAGTTCAAGCACGGTGACATCAACAGGAAACGCGCAGCTTCCGGACTGCGTGGCCGACTCCGGGAAGAGAAGGCCGACGCCATCTGGGTCCTCGACGTGTTCGGCAACCGCGGCGATGCACTCTTGGAGGAGCGTTACATCTCGTCTTTATGCGGGATTCCGGATGTACGGTTCCAGCAAACCTCCACTGAGCGCAGCCATTTCACTCAGGAGCGGCTCGACGCGTTCTGGGGCCGCTGCGGTGACCTGACGCTGAAAGCAAACCTTCTGCTGAATCGCTATGGCCGCGACATCAAGTATCCGATCGCGGAGCGTGGCCCTCGCCAGCTGGTCTTCAGCCGGGCAACCATCATTCGGGCGGCGAACTTGCTTGAGGGGATGAGTGTCCTCGATGTGGACAGGCTGCGTGAGGCTGGTGGTCGCGGCTCGCATGATGGCGCGTGGCTGCAGATCGGCAAGATCGAACGTGAACAGTACGCGGGGCAAGTTTTTTCGATGACTGTTGCCGGCAATCACACGTATGTGGGTGACGGGATTGTCACCCACAACTGCCAGGACGCTGACCCATGCATCTCCGCGGTGGTGCAGGCGCAGAGTCACGCGCAGCTCGTCACCGTAGGGGACTCGTTCCAGCAGATTTATGCGTGGCGGGGCGCGCAGGACGCGCTGTCGAATTTCCCTGGTGAGGTTCTGGAATTGACGCGTTCGTTCCGGTTCGGCCCTGCGGTTGCTGATGAGGCGAACAAGTGGCTGCAACTGCTCGGTTCCCGCCGCAACATCACCGGCAACTCCGACATAGCGTCGCGTATTACGAATGTCGAGGTGCCGGACGCGATCCTATGCCGCTCGAACGCAGGGGTGATCAAGGCCGCGATCACACTCCTCGCTGCCGGCCGTACCGTGTCAGCGAAGAAAGGCTTGGGCACCACGATGACGCGGCTGGCGGAGGCTGCGCAGCAACTGCAGACCCAGGGCTTCACTTCGCACCCCGAGCTGAGCGTGTTTAAGTCGTGGGACCAGGTTCGGGAACATGTCGAACAGGACGAAGCCGCATCGGATTTGAGAGTGTTCGTTGATCTCATCGACGACAAGGGTCCTGAGCAGATCATCCGGGTCGCTACACAGCTGAAAGCTCCAGGTCGCGGTGACGTGATGGTGTGTACCGCGCATACCGCGAAAGGCCTGGAGTGGCCGGAAGTGATGATCTCCAGTGATTTCCGGAAGCCTCCCGTCACCGAGGACCGGCAGCTTCTCGTCCGCACTGATGAAGCGCGCCTTGCGTACGTGTCGGTTACGCGAGCACAAAACGTGCTTGACCGGAAGGGCCTCGCCTGGGTCGACGAAATCGACGGCCTCATCAACTGACCCTGTACAAGCGCCCCGATGGTCGCAGCGCTGGTTCGACTCCGCGCGGGGCACTCGCTCGTCAATTCCCTGTAATTCGAACGCAATTGGAGGTGTGGCGATGCCGCATGCCCGCATGGTGACGAACCGGTACCCGATATGGACCACGCTGGGGACAATCGCGCCCGGCACCACGTTGCCGGTACTCGCTGAGACGGAGGCGCACTACCTAGTCGATCTTCTCCCCGCGAAGCCGTGCGGGAATTTGCGGGCGTTAGCTGTCCGGAAGCGACTGATCGGCCCGCCGCCGCGAAGACCGGATCACTCCTGGCCACGGCTGGAATCCCTGCTGGATGCATTTGGTCGTGTCCGCGTCGATTCCCACCTGATCGCACGGCTGTATCTGCATTGCCCGATCGAGATGCAGGAAGCTCTTGAGCGCGATTTGGGACGGCGTGCGGTGGACCAGATCATCGAGCGGTTTGACCAGGCGCTCGAGGGAGAAGGCGCAGCGTGAACCGGCGAGTCGCTCACCCGCAAACATTGCACACCGGATTCCTAGAGTGCACAGCCATGAAGAGCCACACGCTGACACGTCTAGCGTTCTCCAAAAATGAGGCGGCTGAACAGATAGGGGTATCACTCGCCGCGATCGACAAGCTGATCGCTGATCGTGAGATCCGAACATTCACAGTTGGTCGAAGGCGGCTCATCTCCGCTGCCGCACTAGCCGACTTCATCACGGCCCGCGAAGCAGCAGAACAGGGTGCCGCCTGATGAGTGTTGCCGACGGCAAAGGATACGTCCGCATCCTGCGGGCCATCTGGGTGGATGACAACTTCCGGGCAATCCCAGCGAGCGCACAGCACCTGTACTTCATGATCCTCTCGGACCCGAGATTGAACCGGCTCGGCATCACCGAGTGGCGGCCCAGAAGACTCGCGTCAAGGGCCTCGGATCTCTCCGTCGAAGTGATCGAGGACGCCGCGAAACACCTGCAGCACCGCAGGTTCATCATCCTCGATGAGGACACCGAAGAGGTCATGGTGCGCTCCTACATTCGGCACGACCGCGCGTGGAAAGTCCCCAACCACTCGCAGAAGTACATCGAGGACTTCGTCAAGACAGACTCCCCGAAGTGCCGGGAAACGGTGTCAGCGGAGTTGCGCCGCCTCCGCGCTGAGGACGATCAACCCGCTCGGGAAGTGTGGGTGAAGCTGTCAGCGCTCGCGGATTGGGAATCAGAGAAACCGCAGGTCGCATCCGATGAAGGAACCCCCCTTGAAGCCCCCCTTAGATGTGATCCCTCATGGGATCGGTCATCCGATCGGTCATCCGATGAAGGGGCCGTTTTCAGCCCCCTTTCCAAGCCGCGGGGAAATCGTGCAGACCAGCCGCAGACACACCCCAGCACCCGACCGGGAAAACACCGCCACGAAACCGGAAAACCGCAGGTCGCATCCGATGAAGGAACCCCCCAGCGACCCGATGAAGGATCCCCCCTCCCATCCGATGGGGGATCTCCATGTGAGCCATGTGAACCAAATGAACCAATAAAGCAGCAGCAGCAAACGCGCGCGAACGAGCACGAACCACGCAGCAGACCCGTCCCACCCGAGGGCTGGCGGCTAGTCCGCGAAGAAATCGACATCCCCATCCACCACAACGTCAAAACCGCACTAGCAATCGAAGCCGCCGCGCTGCTCCACGCCAGGACCGAAGAAGCCGACGTACGCGAAACCCTCCGCACCTGGAAAACCCGCCCCGGCCTCGGACCGAAAATGCTTCCCCACCTCCTCAGCGACATCCAGCGCACCAGAGCCGCATCCGACCCCCTCGACATCGACGCAGCCGCCAAAGCCTTCGCCGACCGCATGGCCGCAAAAGACCGCCAACAACAGGAAAACATCCCATGACCAGCCACCAGACCCGCGAAGCCATCTACGCAGCCCTCCAAAAAGACGCCAACCTCACTGGACGCAAACCACCCCCAGAAGCCTGGTGCGAGGAATGGGCCAACATCCTCGACCGCTACCACCCCACCAAAACCGAACTCCTCGCCGCAGTCGAACACCACCACCACGACGAAACCACCCTCCTCAAACCAGCCACCCTCATCCGCGCACTCAAAGCCATCCGCGGCACCACACGTGAGCACAAAACCAGCCCCCACGCCGACCCCAACTGCCCCTACTGCGACGACCAAGGCTGGATCCTCGACCCCAACGACAAATACGGCTGGGCAATCCGCTGCCAACACGACCCCAACCAGCGCATCACCACCAAACCCGGACACCAGCCACCGCAGCCAGTACCCGCCACACCCGAAGAGCAACAACAGGCGCTCGCCAACTACTGGACCACCATCAGGCACCCATGAACCAAACCTTCACCCTCCCCGGACTCACCAAACCCCCACTCACCAGCAACGAAGCCCGCCGCTCCCACTGGTCCAAACAAGCCCGAGCCAAACGACAAGTTGCCTGGTCAACCCGCGCCGCGATCACTCAGAGCAGTGTCCAGCCGGTCGACAGTGCCGCGGCGATCCGCGTGATCTGGTGGGCGCCTGATCAGCGGACCCGGGATCCGGACGGGCTCGCGCATCTTGGGAAAGCGGTGATTGATGAGCTCGTTGCTTCGGGGATCTTGCCCGGTGATAGTCACCGGTATGTGGGGGAGGTTGCGTACCGGGTTCGTGTGGATCGCGCTGCGCCGCGGATTGAGGTCGTTATTGCGTCTGTGAGCGAGCATGTGGACGCCGACGGATCGTGGACACCTGAAGCGTCCGATAGTGCGTCAGAAGCTACATCGAGCGCAGGAATAATCACACCAGGGAGAGGGCAACAGCATGGGTAACTCGCGAGGCGGAACGAACCGCAACACGTCAAGCAAGCAAACCGCGCACATCGCCGAACGCCGCGCCAAAGCACTCGCCCTCCGCAAGGTCGGCTACTCATTCCGCGAAATCGCGAAACACACCAGCGTCAGCGTGCAAGTCGCTCACAACGATGTAATGACCGAGCTGCGCAACATTCCTAAGGCTGAGGCCGATGAACTCCGCGCTCTGGAGACCGAGAAACTCAACCAGCTCGAGAAAGCGTGGTGGCCATCGGCGATCGCTGGTGACGACAAGGCAGCGGGAGTGATCCTCAAGATCATTGACCGGCGTGCCCGCATGCTCGGTCTCGATCTGCCGACCAAGCACATTCTGGATGCGACAGGCGACGGGAACTTCGACCCGGCCGACCTGGCGAACAAACTGATCGCGCTGGTCGTTCCTGACAATCAAGACCCGGGTTCCGTGTAGACAACCGAATTACACTCATGTAATACACCACTATCGCGGGTGGAAGGTGATGCCCTCATGCTGGCAGCCAACAATCACAACGACCCCTACGACGACAGCAATGTGCTGCCGTTCAGCCTCGGGCAGCCGCACCGCTACCAGCCCGACGACATGCTTCCCGACGTAGCGGCAGCAGGCCGGATCCGTTTCACGGACCTCGCAGCCGCCGACCGCGCCTGGGTCGTTGCTGTCCTCACCCAGCGCGGTGTCACCGCCGACGACCTCGCCACCCGTTTGCGATGCTCCAAACGCTCAATCCAACTGGTCCGCGCAGATCCACTATGCACAATCATGACCGAGTGGCTGACAGCGCAAACCCTCGCTGACACGCTCGCACACCAGGTCTCAGTCACCACCAGGGACGCGGCACTAGCTCAAGACGCCCACGACAAGACGATCGCCGCCCTCAAGGCGAAGCTCAGCAACGTTCTAGATCAACTGAAAGTGACGCACCAACGGTGGCAGTCCGAACGGCACAGAGCCGAGGTAATGGCGAAATACCTGCCCCACCGGAAACCGCACCGGCCCCAAGCGCCAGCTAACACAGATCCCCTCTTCTGACCCCCTCCGGGGCGTGTCACGTGCGGCGCAAAGTTGGGGGGTCAATTTGGATACTCAATCCACATGACCAACACCCCAGAACCACCAGCCGAGGGGCAGGACTTCGCCGCCGTACTCCTCCAGCACGCTAAAGGCCGCGCGCACGTCGAAATCTCCCGGCTCATGAGTGAAGTCATAGAAGCCGTCACCGAAACCGGAAAGCCCGGATCCGTCGCGATCACGCTCACCTTCACACCAGACAAAGACCAACCGAACCTCATCAAGATCCAGGACAAGGTCGCGCACAAGAAACCCGTCGAGCCGCGACGCTCCGTGTGGTTCGCCGACGACGACAACTCGCTTCACCGCAACGACCCCCACCAAGCATCTCTGTTCGGCGGCAGCGACACGGCAGTGATCGTTCACCACGCCCACGACCAGCTGTCCTGAAAGGAAAAGCGACCTGATGAACACCGACGTCAGCGAACAGCACGAGTTCCAGACACTCACCACTGATGAAGGCCGCAGCGTGCACCTCATCGACACCGACGTGCCCCGTGTCAGGCTGCTCGCCGCCGCCACCGCCACCAACGGTCTCCAAAACCATATCGTCGACCTCGAGGAGTTCGACCACTGGCCGCGCCGCCCGAAAGGCACCCGCACCGTCCGCACCGTCACGTCATTCCTCACCGAACTCGCCCGCTACCCGCTCGGCGAAACCGCCGCGCTCTGGGGCAAGCAGAAGCACTCGCTCATCGACGCGATCTACAACGACCACACCACCGACCTGCCCGGCTGGCGCGACGACATCCTCCGCCTCGAACTCGCCAAAGACGAAGACTGGCTCGCCTGGCACCGCATCTCCGGCCGATACATGCCCCAAGACGAGTTCTCCGACACCATCGAAGAGCTCCTCCACACTGTGCTCCGCCCGGACCAGGCCGAACTCATGGAGATCATCGAATCCATCCGGGTGACAACAGGATCCACATTCGAATCCGCAGTGCATCGCGCGAACGGTGCACAGCACCTCGTGTACCGGGAGAACGTCGACGCCAAGGCTGGTCGAGCATCGAACCTGGAAGTTCCGCAAACGATCACGCTGCTGCTGCCAGTGTTCGAGGGGTCACAGTCCCGCTATGAGGTGGAGGCGTGGTTCCGGCTGCGTGTGCGTAACGGTGAACTCGGTTTAGCGGTGAAGCTGAAACCGACGCGGCAGATCGAGCTGGCCGGCTGGCGGCATGTCGTTGAGGCGATCGAGAAGGGCCTGGACCGGACGGTCCTCGACGCGTAATGAGTGACCGTACAGGCATCGAATGGACCGATGCGACATGGAATCCAGTCACAGGATGCGCGAAGGTATCGCACGGCTGCGACCATTGCTACGCAGAGACGATCGCGCACCGATTCACTGGCACCAAGGCGTACCCCAATGGGTTTCAGGTGACGCTGCGCCCCGATCGGCTCGAAAAGCCACTGCTCTGGAGAAAGCCCCGCCGCATCTTCGTCAACTCCATGTCCGACCTGTTCCACGACGACATCCCTGACGAGTTCATAGCGAAGGTGTTCGCGGTCATGGCAGCAGCACCGCAACATACGTTCCAGGTGCTCACGAAACGGCACGCCCGCATGCGGTCACTCCTGAACGACCATTCATTCAAGGTGGCCATCAACCTGGAGCACCACGCCCTTGACGTGGTGGATGATCCTGAGCAGGCGTGGCCGCTGCCGAATGTGTGGCTTGGGGTGTCTACGGAGGATCAGAAGTGGGCTGACATTCGTATCCCCGCACTGTTGGACACCCCGGCGGCATTGCGTTTCATTTCAGCGGAACCACTACTCGGCCCGCTTGACCTCGCCTCGACGGGCCTACTCGCCCCCGACGAGTTTGACCGGCGTCTCGACTGGGTGGTTGTTGGTGGCGAATCCGGTGCGAAAGCCCGACCGATGCACCCCGACTGGGCGCGGTCACTGCGCGACCAGTGCAACGCCGCCGGGGTGGCGTTTCTGTTCAAGCAGTGGGGCGAATGGGCTCCCATTCCCCCCGTCGAATGGAAGCCCGGAGATTCACTAGTTCACACCTTCGGAACTACTCACAAGGTCGGAACTGCCGGACTCGACGCCTTCAACGCCGAGCTTCGACGACAGTCCTACTTGCTGCGCCGTGTGGGGAAGAAGACCGCGGGGCGCGAGCTGGATGGCCGCACCTGGGACGAGTTCCCGCAGGCGGTGACCATATGAACCCGCAGGAGCATGTGGTTGAGGTCATCACCACCAGGCGGCGGATCCGTTTCGAACCAGGCCCGAAACTCACCGCCATCCGGGACCACGAGAACCAGCTGAAACAGGCTGGCACCCCGTACAAGCGGGACGGCAACACCCTGTCCTACCCCATTCGTGATGGGCAAACCACCGTTGTTTACCGCGACATCACCGACATTCACCTTCCTGAAGACAAGGACACTGCATGAGCAAAAGCACCTGCAGCGTCGAAGGTTGCAAACGACCGCATTACGGTCACAGTTGGTGCAAGTCCCACTACCAACGATGGAGGCGGACAGGCACCACAGGCAGCCCTGACCTATCTCGCGGGCAACTTCACCATCAAGCATGCGGCGTTCAGGGGTGCGACCAGCCGCAAGGCCAGAAAGGTGCTAAGGGGCTATGCGCGAAGCACTACCTCCAGCACTGGGCGCGAAGGAAAAACCCGCCCAAACCGAAACAGACAGCCGAGCAACGGTTCTTCAGCAAAGTAGCAGAGCCACCCGACGATAGTTCTGGCTGCTGGCTCTGGACGGCAGCCCAGGACGGCAGCGGATATGGGCTCTTCAAGGACGGAAGGATGATCCGAGCGCACCGCTGGGCTTACATCCAGCTCATCAGTGACATACCTGACGGACTTCAACTAGATCATCTCTGCCGAGTCCGTGCATGCGTGAACCCGTGGCACCTCGAACCAGTAACTCCATACGTGAACTGGGAGCGCGGGAATTCTCCCGTCCGGGCTAATCGAGACAAAACCCACTGCAAACAGGGGCACGAGTTCATTCCAGAAAACACTTACGTGAACCCGGCAGGCAGCCGCATCTGCAGGGAATGCATGAAGCAACACCGCGCCAACTGGGAGAGGAAGCAAGTCGCATGAGTTTAGGACACTTCGCTGGGATTGGCCGACTGGTGGCTGATCCTGAACTGCGCGTGACACCGCAGGGAAAATCCGTCGCGTCGTTCACTATCGCCTTTAGCGAGCGCGTGAAAGACGAACGTACCGGCGAATGGGAGGACGGCAGGAAAGAGTTCGTCCGCTGCACAGCGTGGGGACAGATTGCAGACAATCTCTGCGAATCCCTCACGAAAGGTGTGGAGGTCATCGTCAGCGGGCGCCGCTACACCCGCGACTACGTGAACAAGCAGGGCGAACAGCGCACGTCGATCGAGATGCAGGTCGACAGTATCGGCCCGAACCTCAAGTTCCAGACCGCGACCGTGCAGAAACCGCAGCGCGACCAGACCAGTCAGCAGCAAACGAGCAGCAGTGACCCTTGGGGCACCACACCGGCCGCGCAAGACGAAGAACCACCCTTTTAGAACCAATGGGAGCAGCAATGCAGCACTTGTATTACGACATTGACGGCACGCCACTAGCCGACCTCAAAACGTTCCTCGCTGCACGCGGGCACACCGACTCGCAGGTCGCGCGCACCATGGTCGGAGACAACGTTGAGGTGTCCACGATCTGGCTTGGCATCAATCACAACTACTTTGGTCACGGTGAACCTTTGATTTTCGAAACCATGATCTTCGGGAAGTCTCTGGACGGGGGCAGGGATCAGTGGCGGTACTCGACACGTGAACAAGCTCTGGCGGGGCATGACGAGATCGTTAATCGGTTGCGCGCGGAAGGGGTTGCGGGATGAGTGGTAAGGAACCGTCCGCCCCGGATTGGGCGAAAACCCTCGTTGAGAGTGTCATCACCGACCAGCAAGCGACCGAGGCTGAACGGCAAGCGAATGGCCGGAAGTTCGGCGCCCACATCGGCGGGTTCTATGAGGGCTTGCGGCAGGCGAAGGTGCCGTTCTCTCCGAGTATCGCGATCACGACGCACTATTTGGCGCAGATCGTCGCGAGGAGCATGAAATGACCGAGCCGCTCACTGATGACGAACTGCGCTTGATGATCGACGACCCGAAGGATCATCATTCGGAACTTCTGTTCACCTCGCGCAGTCGGAGGGCCAGGATGGCGCGGGAACTCCTAGAACTGCGCAAACTGTGTGCGGAACGGGAAGAAAAACTTGAGTTCATGAAAGAAAGGCTTGACGCATCCGGCAAGAAAGCGCGCGTAAAAATTGAGAAGTTGGGCAAGTTCAACATGGAGTGCCACGCGAAAATCGTTGACCTGGAAGAGATCGTCACCAACGGTAAGTGGCTGCTAGCTGAGGTGAGGTGGAAATTTCAGGACCACATTGACAGCCAGTCGAGGGTCATCAGGAAGCAAGAGGATGAGCTAACGGAAGACCGGACAAGAATCGCCCAATTGGCCCGTGAGCGTGACGAGGCGCGGGAGCCGTTCGGCACACCCACCATCGAACCCGAAGGCTACGGGTGGAGGGTCATATTCGAGAGCGGCGCCCATCATTTCGATGGTGACGACTCAAACGAACATGACCTCGAAATGACGTGGCGCCGGGGCATCGCGGCTAAGGCGATACTCGACCACCTCGCAGCAGAGAAGGCAGCCACACCAAGTCTGAAAGAGGACGTGGATTACCTTGTGCGCCTCACAGGACTTCTCCCCTGTGAGGCGGGAGACAGGTTATCGGTCGCGTTCAGGCGTGTGAAGGCTGCTCTCGCTGCTGGCAGGTTCGATGACCTCGACGGCGGTGCAGCATGAAGAAACCTCTCGCGCTCCTCGGGCTCGGCGCGCTACTCGCCGCCGTTGGATGCTCCTCCGACGCTGACGTAGTGTCCCGAAACCTGTCCAAAGCCGCTGACCAATTCGAAATCGAACGCCGCGTCGTGTTCTTCAACGGCATCACCGACAGTTACATGCTCACCATCGAAGGACGCTGCTCCATCGAAGACAAGGAAACGCAACTCGCGGTCACCTGCATGACCGGACCCGGCGAGTACAAGAAACACTTCCTCGGACTATCCGACAACGTCACCTATTTTGCGGAACAACTCCTGGACGAGGATGTGTCGAAGTATCACTACCGGGTGATTTTCCGGCCGGAAGTGCTGATCCCGGAGGTGAACCGGCCATGAGCGACGCCGGACATCTTCGATGCCACCTACGAGGAGGCCAACACACATGAGTGATCACATCTTCGAACAGCTCAGGGCCACAGCGGAGAAGATTCGTAACGCGCACTATCGGGAACCGGAACCTATCTGGGTTCCTGTCGCGTACCGCCCGATTTTTGAAGCCGAGGGACGCGAGCTACCACCTGGTTTTCAGTGGCTGGAGCCAATGAGTGGACCCCACGCCGGTCAGTGCCCCGCAGACGAGGAGACAAGCGAATGAGTGAGCCGCGTACGTGGGATATCGGTGACGAAGGGTTCTTGGACGCCGTTAAGGAATCCCTCTACAGCGTGGAAAGTGTGCACCATATTCACGGGCACGCATGCCTGTGCGGATTCTCATCGCCCGTGTCCCGGGACCGTACGAAACATATTGCAAGGGAAACCCTCGCGGAATTGCTAGGGCGGGAAGTACTCAACGAAATCGGTGAAGCATGAGTGCACCGAAGAAGTACCGCAAGAAGCCCGTCGTCATCGAAGCCATGCAATGGGACGGCTCTCGTGCCTCAATCGTCGCAATCTGCGGGTGGGCAAATGATCCCGCCGAAGATGAGGCGACGGTCGAGTTCAACTACTGCGGCGCAGATGACGTCCATGACGTGACGATCTCGACGCTCGAAGGTTACCTCCATGTCTCGCCTGGTGATTACGTGATTCGTGGCGTGCAGGGCGAGTTTTATCCGTGCAAGCCGGACATCTTCGCTGCCACCTACGAGGAGGCCGACGCATGACCGAGCCACGCACGTGGGATATAGGCGACCCGGAACCCACCGACTGCACACGAGTGGAATCCGACTTCATGATTTGGTCGGGCGACCAGGGTTTCAGCTACACCCTGAAGCTCTGGAAGTCACGATCCGGGCGTTGGGAGCCCAACACGGACCACATCGCTTTGCAGTGGGATTGGCCGGATGTGGTGCGCCGCTTCGGACCCGTACGAGAGGTAACCGCATGACCTATCCCAGGATCGTGGAAGCCACCGTGAGCGCCAGGGACCGCATCGACGAGGGTGAGCGGCTCCGTCTCACCCAGTTGAGGGCCGACAAATTCATGGACTTTACGGACAATCACACAGTCTTCTATTGCACGTCCGACCTCACCGATATCACACCGCTTGTCACGATGGAGGGTGGTGCACTGCCGAAAGTGTGGCGGGACGAGGAAAGCGGCCTGATTACCGACGGCGATCGGTTCACACCTGCAACAACAATTCATCACGCCATCAGAGATGCAAAGCACGCGGCGGACAAGCATCACCAGTGGGGCTGGTTCTATAACGCCGTTGCCCGGTTCCTTGAAGCCGAGGAAGCCGAGAAGCAGAACGAGACCGAACGGCTGCAAGAACTCCTAGACGAGGCGAATGCCCAGCTTGAAGAGTACTTCACAGAGCTACCGTTGCAGGCCACCGAGTGGGCGAAAGCGGTCGGTGAGGTCATCGCCGCTGGTGCTCGTCTCACCCTCCCCAAGGACACCGAATGAGTGACTATGACTTCCCTGATACGACGCAACACGAGGCCGGAACTTTCGGTGATATCGCTTGGCGCGTCTCCCGCAACACTTGGAAAGACGGCAGAGACATGATGGTCCACGAAATGTGGCCTAAGGGACGGTACATGCGTATCCCCGTGTGGATCAGTGAGCCGCCCGCCCCGAAATGTGAAGTAGCTGAAGGATTCCAGACTGTGGAGCTGAAACCCGAAGGCGGTGACCAGTGAGTGACTATTCACCCGGCGGGATCGTAGACTCCAGCCGTGACGACCTGATCGAAGACTTACGCCGTGTGGACGAGGCTATTCACGGTGAACCCGTGACCGAGCGGGACGCCAGAATCCGGTGGTCATTCCACGCTGACCATCTGATCCGTGAAGGATGGCGGAAACCCCGCACCATCACCACAGTGGAAGAACTCGACACACTCCCGACCGGCAGCATCGTCAGAGGCGCCAACACCGACATACTGGAGCGCCTCACAATCGGATGGGACAACCTCTCCACAACCGGCGGTAACGGCAGCGGGTTAGATGACACGCCGAAACTCCCCGCTGTCGTCCTTGGGGGACCCGAGGCCAAGCAGTGACCGAACAACCTGAACAGTGCCGGTCCTGCCGCCAACCTATCCGCTGGCGGGCAACGATAGCGGAGACTCCTTCTGCCACCACCACACGGCTACATCCGTTAGCGCTGGTGACACGCGTACAACCAGCACTACTTACATCGACGTTGTGATGGCATGTTCGCCGGTACACTGGGCCGGAACTCACGGCATGCGAGTTCGGCAACAACAGAAAAGAGGCCCCGGCGAATAGTCCACCGAGGCGCTCCAACGTCTTGCCCAGACAGTTGCGAGTGTATGCGCGAAGCGAGCTCAGGCAAAATTCTGAGCACGGCCAGTCGTGATCTCAGCCGGACAACGCCGCCGCGGTCCTCCAACCTCACCAGCGGAGAGCGCATATGAAACAATCCGGCATCCAAGATCCGCCACAGGCAACGGAAGACACTGCGGAAAACACTGACACCAGTGCGACAATAACCAATACCAGACTCCTGCAAACGCGGATCAAGAGTTTACAGGGTCGCGTTCGCGGATTAATCGCCGAGCATCAGATACCGAAACCTCTCGACTGGCTGTTCCTTGCCGCGTCCCTCACCATTGTCGCCAGAACTCTGCTTATTCCAGTACCAGAAATCATCCCCCTGGGATCTGCGATCGGCGAGATCGTGTTCACGGTGGCAATCGGCTACGTCGTCTCGTACATTTTCCACTGGATCGTCGTCAGGGCGCCCGAAAACCGCAGACGCAGGGCCATTCTCGGCTCCGTCGGAATCCTGCTCGGCCGATACGCCCGCAGCCCCAGAGACTTTGTCCGAGATCTTTCCAAGAGGGAAGGGTCACAGCCGGAGATACCAGACGAGCCCGATCTCGACTATTTGAAGAGGATCCTCTCGGAGATTGACGTTAACCATGTGAGTCCTCACGTGGTCGGCTATCAGCAACAACTAATTCCAATCGCATGGCGACAAAAGATGCTCATGCGGATCAGCGAGTTCGAGCACAGTTTTGAACGGCTCGAACCGCTCCTTCCCCAACTGGACAACGAGATGCTCGCATTGACGCTGAAGCTAGATCAAACTATCCGAATCTACCCATGGCGTAGTGTGCTCGAGCACGGATATATCGGAGTTCCAACTGCGTTCGCAGACGAGATCTACAAGCTATGGATTACCGGCGAAGATCTGTATCGGCGTTACGAAGAAGCTGTCGGCCCACTCGTCACAGCTGCGATGCGCAATCGTTTACGGCACCAGCATCGACCAGATTCGGACATATCTATCCGATTCGTTATCCTGTAAATATCCCGCTCTGCTCGCGGTGCAACCCTCCCCCCGTTGGGTCACCGCGATATACGGAGTGACGGTTAGAGAGCCCGGCGCCCCTCCCCCCGAGAATGCGCCGGGCTTTCGCATTCCACCAGACTCCAGCCGTAAACCGGACAACGCTCGCGTTCATCACGTACCGTCAAACCGGAGGTGGAAAACGATGAGCAAGCCGCCACCCGCGAACTGGTATCCAGACCCACAGAACTCAGCACTGCTGCGCTACTGGGACGGAAGCCAATGGACCGCACACACCACCACAAATCCGGCAAAGCAGCAAGACCGACCCCAAACCGAACAACACGTCACCCCACCTCGCAGTGAAGACCCCGCAGAGTCGCGAACTGACGAGAAGGTCACATTCTTCAACGCCCGCTCCAAAGCGAAAGAACTCCAAGCCGAGAACGCACGCCTGCAAGAGCTCCTCGACCGCCTCCACGGAATGGAACTCGCCGACATCGAAGCGACGATCACCGGTGCCAGGGCAGACCTCGACACCCTCGAGCAACAACACCGCGACAAGCAAACGGAGATCGAAAACACCGCACGGCAACTCACAACACTGGAAGCCCAGATCGTAGACGTGCGCAACACCATCAACATCCAAGAGTTCGGACTCTACGACTTCGACCACCCCGCCGAAACCTCCGCCAAGCTCGCTAACGAACTCTCAAAAGTGCGAATGAACATCAAACGAGCGATCGCGGGTGGACATGCCACTTCCGCGACGGCGAACTTCACGTTCAACAACTCCATGGCACAGGGCCGGAAGTTCGTGAAAGACATGTCGAAAACGATGCTTGCCGCGTACAACGCTGAAGCGGAAAACTGCATCAAAGGGGTAAAGGCCGGGAAGCTCGACGTCGCACGCAAACGACTGGAGCGAATCGTCAGTCAGATCGCGCGCAATGGCCAGATGATCGACCTACAAATCACCCCGTACTATCACGGGCTCCGGCTACAGGAACTCGAACTCGCAGCGCGCCATATGGACGCTCTGCGCGCCGAGAAAGAAGCAGAGCGCGAGCGCCGCGCCGAACTCAGGGAACAACAGAAGGCAGAGGCAGAGCTGCAGCGCGAGCTGGACCGCCTCGACAAAGAGAAGCAGCACTATCTCAACACGCTGCAGGCCCTTGAAGCGCGCGGGGACGAAACCGCGGCAGCCGACATCAGGAGGAAACTCACAGACGTCGAGCGCGCCATTGTCGACGTCGACTACCGCAAGGCCAACTTGCGCGCCGGGTATGTGTACGTGATCTCCAACTTCGGATCCTTCGGTGAGCGCATGGTCAAGATTGGTCTAACTAGGCGTCTAGAGCCTATGGATCGGGTTCGGGAACTCAGTGACGCGTCGGTCCCGTTCAACTTCGATGTTCATGCCATCTTTTTCGCGGATGATGCGGTCGAAATTGAGGCCATGTTGCATCGCGAGTTCGCTGACAAGCGAGTGAATAGGGTGAACAATCGGCGCGAGTTTTTCTATGTGGCGCCGGAGGAGGTTCTTGAGGTTCTCAAGCAGCACAGCGTTGCCGTTGTTGAGTTCAAGATGGAACCTGACGCTGACGAGTTCCGTATCAGTGAGAAACTCGCCGAGCAGGTACCGGCCAGCTAGCGCAGCGTCTCGGTCCGCTGCGCGGTTATCCGTGGAGGTCGGTGCGGGCGCCGCGGCCTGGCCGCTGCTTGTTCCATTCGTCGATGGTTTCCTTCGACCAGCCACGCACGGTGCCCCGTGGGATCGACCCATCGTCGTTTAGTGGTCCGACGATGACATCGGGCGGGGGCATCTTGATCCGGCCGAGGGATCCCGTGGCCAGGCCCAGATACTCCTCGACCTGGCCTCGGGACATGTACAGCTCAGGCATGCCGCACCGCCAGAGCTACCGCCGTCACGAACGCCGCTGCCCAAGCGATCCAGATGATTGTGAGCACCGGAGCGTAGCCGCTGACTAGTGCGGTGGCTATGACGATGGGAAGCATTCCGGCGAGCGCAGCCAGCACACCCTTGTCTGTGATGATCTTCTTCATTCGTCTCCGATTCCTCTCGTGGGTTGTTGTCGAGGTGAGGCGGTGAGTGAAAGACTGGGGTGGAACCCGGGTGCTTCCTTCACCCGGGTTCCCTGCTCTCTAGCGGTCCCTCTCGGTCTGCCACACCTGTATCCAGGTGCCGACTGCGGAGAGTGCTGCCAGAAGGAGCAGTACCCAGTCAATTACTCTCAATTTGCCTCACCTCCTCTCTGCCTTACACCCCTAACTATACACTGCCTTAGTGTGTAGTTCAAGTGGGTGGAGGCACAAAGAAATACACCCCCACCAGCCACCATCACCCGAATGACCCCCAACCAGCTCCAACAACACATCACCGAGCTGACCACAGGGCTCACACCCGAACAAACAACCGCCCTACTCGCACACCTCGAACCCGAACTCGCACGCCACCAAGCACTCCGCAACTATCCCACCGCCGGAGCCCTAGCCTGCGCACTCGACCCCACCATGCGACAAACCCCCGCACTCAAAAAAGTCGACGAAGCACTCGAATGGGCCTACACCACACCAGACGCCCGACTGATGATCAGCCAGCCCTCCCAAACCGGCAAATCAAAACGCGCCGCCATCTACGGCACACTCCGAGCCTTCACCCTCAACCCCGACCGCCGCGTCATCGCCGTAACCCACTCAGAAGACCTCGCCCGCACCCACAGCGAAGAAATCCGGGCACTCATCCAAACATTCGGCACCGGCGCCAAAGACGCCATGACCGGCCAGCCGCTCCCAGACCGCCTCGGACTCAGCCTCGGCGCGAAAAACTCCTCCACACGCTGGACCCTCGCCGGACACCGCGGCGGCCTCATCGCAGCAGGCGTCGGCACAGCACTACCCGGACGTCCAGCCGACCTCATGATCCTCGACGACCTCTACGCAGGCATGGAAGCCGCAGACTCCACAGCGATCCGCCGCCACGTCGAAACCTGGTGGGACAGCGTCGGCAGCCAACGACTCTCCCCCGGCGCTCCAGTCATCTGCATCGGCACCAGATGGAACGAGAAGGACATCTTCGCCTACCTCATGGCTCAGGAACCAGACCGGTGGCGCGTCCTGAACTTCCCCGCCATCGCACAGCCCGGAGTGCTGGACTCTCTGGGCCGCAAGCCTGGTGAACCCCTAGCGAACCCCGCAGGCGACAAAGACTGGTTCTACCTCCGGTCAATCAAACCCGCACGCATTTGGTCCGCGACCTATCAGGGCAACCCGACACCGGTACAGGGCGGACTCATCAAAACCGAATGGTTCAACAATCACCGGCACACCGACACCATTCCAGCTGCCGCGCTGTCCGTCGTCGCAGTAGACCCCGCCGAAACCGGCAAGGGCGACGAAGCCGGAATCATCGCCGCGAGCATTGACCGTCACCGCACCGTGTACCTGACCGGAGACTACTCAGGGCATTTCACATCAGCTGAGTGGGCGAAAACAGCGTGCCAAGCCGCCCGCGACACCGGGGCCAGCGCGATCCGCGTCGAAGCGTACACCGCCGAAACCACTTACACGCGACTGCTCAAACAAACCTGGAGAGACATGTTCGGTCAGGCACGCTGCCCCCGAATCCTCGGGTGGCGGGGAAAAGGTGATGCTATTGCCCGATCCACCGGGCTCAGAGAAGCCCTCGAGACAGGCCGGTGCGTCATCGCCGGGGACCTCGAAGGATTCGAGAGCCAAGCGGTCACGTGGCAGCAAGGCCAGCACCAACCCGACCGGGTCGCCGCCGCGATCATCGCCTACGACCACCTTGTCACCTCAGCCGGCCATTCCGGTGGCGCCGCGATACCCACCGGCAGCCTCACGCGAGGAACCCGCCGGGGCGGCGTGTGGGATCGTCGAGTCGGCTAAAACCTTCACCCCGAATTGGGACCGTCCCGGCATGGGTCTCACGCTGTTCCTCCTCGCCATTTACACGCTCGCAGTCCTCAGGGTCACCCGCCTCATCACCCGCGACAAGATCACACAACCGCTGCGTCGCTGGGTAGCCGACCGCTTCGACGATCCGGATCGCCCGGAATCCAGCATGACCACCTACCTGTTCCACTGCCCCGCCTGCATGAGCATCTGGATCGCGTTCGCGCTCGCTCCCGCCGCCATCGCCCTCTCAGGACTGACCTGGTGGCTTCTGCCCTTCCTCGCGCTGGCCGCGTCACAGCTCACCGTCTGGAACGCCGTGCACCTTGACCCCGTCGACGACTGAACGAGCATTTTCACCCCCCGTTTCTAGCGTCACTCCCCGATGGCCATGATCTCGCGTAACCGGAAACCCCGCCGCTCCCGCGGGTCGCTTCTCGCTGCCGCCACCCCCGTCACAGACCTGAAAAAGCAGCTCCCCAACCCGTCACTGAGCGGCGCCGAGGGATGGCAAGACACGGCATGGCAAATGTTCGACTGCGTCACCGAACTGCGCGCCGTCTACCAATGGCGAGCCAGCGCAGTGTCACGCGCCAGGCTCGTCGCATCCGAGATCGACCCCGAAACCGGTAAACCCACAGGTAACACCGAAAACACCGCGGTCAACGACATCGTACGGTCCATCGCAGGCGGCCCCACCGGGCAAGCACAACTGCTCGGCAGACTGGACACATTCATCGGGGTGCCCGGCGAATGCTACATCGCTGTCATCACCCGCCACCCCAGCGAGGACATCGAGCGCGAAGAGTGGCATGTCCTCTCCCGCGAAGAGATCACCAAAGACACCCTCGACCAAGTCACACTCACCCTGCCCGACGGCGCGAAACACGTGTTCATCGAAGGCACCGACGTGCTGTTCCGGGTTTGGCGCCCCCACCCCCGCAACAGTCAGCTCGCCGACTCTCCCGTACGCGCCGCGCTTCCCGTTCTGCATGAAATCGTCCGAACCACCGCGGCTATTGAGGGCGCAGCGAAGTCCCGTCTGCTCGGCAATGGGATCCTCGCGATCCCGTCCGAACTAGAAATGCCCGACGACATCGCCAGCGCACCCACCGCGGAACGCGACCCCGACGCGCCCGAACTCCCCGAACGTGCACCACTACCGGTGCAACCGGTCAACCCAGCCTCGTTCATGGACATGCTGCGAACCATCGCGGCCACCGCGATTGAAGACCCCACGTCCGCGGCCGCGAACATCCCGTTGTGCGTGTCCGGGCCGGGCGAATTCCTCGACAAGCTCCGACACATCAGGATCGACACTGAGATCCCCGAAATCGCACTGAAAACCCGTGAAGAAGCGATCCGCCGGCTCGCTCTCGGCCTGGAAGTCAGCCCGGAACGGCTGCTCGGCATGTCGACAGGTAACCACTGGACCGCCTGGGCGATCCAAGAAGACGACATCAAAATCCACATCATCCCGACACTCGAACTGATCGCTGACGCGCTCACCACAAGCCTGTTACGGCCAATGCTGGATCGCGAAGGCATCGACCCCGACCAGTACCTCGTCTGGTACGACACTACCGCGCTCACCCAAGACCCCGACCGTAAGAGCGAAGCGATCAACGCGCACGACCGGGGTGCCATCACCAGTGAAGCGCTGCGCAAACACCTCGGGTTCACCGACGCCGACGGATACGACCTCACCACTCTCGCCGGATGGCAGCAAGTCGCGAGGGACAGGGCCGCCCAGTCCATCCACCAGCTCCCCGCTCTCGCACCACTGATCGCGGCGAACCTCCCCGACCTGCAACCTGTTCCCTCCGAAGACACCACGCCAGCTGAGATCACCGAAGTCGTTGAAGAGGCACCACCAGAACCGGATGACGCGTTAACCGCTGCCGCGAACCGACTGTTCGACCCATATGCAGCCGTCACCGCGGCCGTGAACCTGTGTGTCGCGCGAGGCCTGGATCTAGCGGCGAAGCGGCGCCGCACGCATCAGAACAAACACATGATCGCTGGGCTCTCCGCGGAACACGCGAACGTCGAACTCGGACCCGTCCCAGAAACCGACGTGAATCGCCTGATCGATGGCTGGGACACCGGAGTAACCGCGTCGTTCGCGTCGGATCTTGGTGTGCTGCCACAGCATTTCCGCGACATCGTCACCCGCATCGCGACACGCGCATTGACGAACGCGGAGACACCCATCAGACCCTCGCATCAAGAGCTGCTACAGGTGCTGCGATGAGCGACCACCGGCGCCGCGGACTGCTGAACGTGCTCACATTCGAACGCCGGGTCCACGAACTAGCGATGGACCTTTACGCCGCGTGGCTTCCCGACGTACGCCGCGCAGTACTCCCCGAACTAGCAGCGGCAGCGCTCACACCCGAACCCTCCAACATCGCCGTCACCCAAGCCCGGTTCGAAGAACTTCTCGACACCATCTTCATCGCAGGCATGCACGATCTGACCGCCGGTCACATCGCCGCGACCATCACCGCCGCCGGGATCACCGCCGACATGCTCCCCTGGCCCGACAACGCCACCCCGCAAACCGGGACAGTCACCGCCCGCATGGTCACCCGCATCCCAGCGATCACACAGTGGCAAACCGTGTACCTATCTCAGGTTCGCAACCGGATGGTCAACACCCCCGACACTGTGTACAAAGCGATCTCCACACACGTCGCCGAAGCGTTGCGGCTCGGAGAGTCGATACCCCAGATGCGGGACCGGATCGCAACGGAACTCGACGTCACCAATGTGGAACAGTGGCCGCGCCGCGCCACCGTCGTCGCCCGCACCGAATCTGGCGGCGCCATGAACTCGGCAACGAGGCAAGCCGCGATCCTGCAGTCCGACATCACCGGCACACTCCTCGACCAGGTGTGGATAGCAACCCCCGGATCCGACCGAACCCGCGAAACCCACCTCGAGGCACACGGCCAGCGTGTCCCCCTAGGTGAGCACTTCATCGTCGGCGGCTACGAGCTCGCCGCGCCCGGCGACCCTGATGGGCCCGCAGAGGAAGTAATCCAGTGCCGGTGCACGCTCCTCACCGTTGAGCGCGGCGAAAACGTCCCCGGCCTCGACACGTGGGCGCTGGCTGCATCCCTCGATCCCACAATCACCCACCAAACCGCTGCCGCAGCTGATGGAGGTCACGCCATGGAGGAGTTCCGATCCTGGGAAGGATTACTCATCCCGTTCAACACGGTCTCCCGCGACAGGTTGTCACTTGCGTCTCCCGACCTGAAGCTCGTCAACGAGAAACTCCCACTCGTCCTCAACTGGCAGGAGAAAGACGACCCCGACCACGACGGGGCGTTCACCGTCGGTGCGATAGAAGCTTTTGAAACCCGGGACGACGGCATCTGGGGCCGCGGCTACTTCCTCAACACCGAACACGCGGACGACGCTGTCGACCAGGCACGCAGAGACCTCACCGCCCCAAGCGTTTTCGCTATCGTCACGAATGAAGTCCTCGCAACCCCCGACGGCCAGCCAATCACCGACGAGCAACTCGAACAAGCCATCAACGCAGATGAGCCGATCGACGCTGTACCAATGTGGCTGGAAGCCGAGATCGCCGCCGTCACCCTCGTCGCGATCCCCGCCTGGCGCGAAACAAGCATCACAATCGGCGACACGGTGGAGCGGGACGACACAATGCCAGCGGTCCTCCAAGCCGCTGGACACCGCCTCGCAACCCTCGACGAACACCGGCCACGCGCCGTCATGTTCGCCGACCCCAAACTCACAGAACCCACCCCACTGCACATGACAAGCGACGGCCGGATCATCGGGCACGTCGCGCAAGAAGGCTGCCACCGCGGCTTCACTGACCGGTGTGTCCCCGTGCCACGCTCCAACACCGGCTATGCACACTTCCACACCTCCAGCGTCCGCACAGCTGAAGGCGACACACTCCCAGTCGGCAGACTCACAGTGGGAGGCGGTCACGCTGCCGCCGGCGCGGACGCACGCGCCGCCGTCGAGCACTACGACGACGTCGGTACCTGCTTCGCGCTCGGCAGGCTCTTCGACGACGGGATCGGTATCGCCTTCTCCGGGGTCCCGCATCCGCAAGCCACGGTCGATCAGGTCGAAGAAGGCCTGTCAGCACCGATGTCAGGGGACTGGCGCACCCTCGGCGGGAACCTCGAACTCGTCGCCGTCTGCGCCGTCAACACCCCCGGATTCCCTGTCATCCAACGTTCCCGCACAGCCTCCGGCGAACGGCTCATCGCGTCGCTCTCCCCCACCACGAACAAGCACGACACCCCGATCACCGTGAACCTCAACCAGCTTGCCGCGAACCTTCTCGACGAATACCGGACTGGAGAACTCCGCCGCGCCCAAGCCGATGCCATCCGAGATTCGATCGCCGTGAAACGCCGGAGCGAACACGAACGCCTCACCGCGTCAATCCACCAGAAGTGAAGGAGCGTCAACACCCATGGCCAGACACTGCGGATCATGCGGCAGCGCACCCAAGGCGAAAACTGAGAGAACCCCCGTCAGATACGAATTCACCACCAGCACCGGGGAAACCCGGATGTTCCTCTCACGGATGGAAGCAAACGTCGCGAAAACCCGCGACCCCCAGGGAACCGTCACCCCGATACGCGAATAGCCTTCTCCGCCCGCATCTTCACCCCCCTGATTTAGCGTCACAAAACCAGAAGGTGTTCTGACCTGTGCTGTGTGCCGAGAACACCCTCACCACACGTCAATAGCTGTTCCTGTCGAGGGCTGTGTGCCGGGGAAAACCACTCAACACTCTTGATTGGAGACCCCTGATGGCTGAATTTGAACTGCCAGCCGAACTTCCCAGCGACCTCGACGGCCTCGACGGCCTGCGCGCAGAGGCGAACACCGCGTTCGACGACATCAACACTGAAGTCGGCTCTGGTGTCCCCTCGCAGGAGCAGCTCGACAAGCTCTCCGCGCTCGCCGACGCGATCCACAAGATCGATGACGCCAAGACAGCCCTCGCAGAAGCGGAGAACCAGCGCGCCGAAAAAGCGCGGGAACTCATCGAATCTGTGAAGGCACGCAATGCCACCGAAGACAGTGACGGCACCGAAGAAGAGCCTCCCAGCGACGCTGCGGAGGTTGTGGCTGAAGCGGAACAGGCCACGCAGGAAGCGGCAGAAGAAGTAGACGCCCCCGAACCCGTCGCTGCAGCAGCAACTCCCAAGCCTGTGAAGCGGTCATTTGCTGGTGCCACAAAGAAAGCAGACATCGACGTGCCTAAGCCCAAGATCGGGTGGTCCCTCTCGGCTGGCGCGCCGGGCTGGCAGCATCAGGGAGGCAACAGTGGCCTCTCGTTCCGGGATTTCGCGAAGCGGCTCGATGACAACCTCGTCGCAGGCGGTCGTTTGAAGCTGAACCGTCCCCAGAACCCGGTTCTTGGCGGTCCCACAGTGTCCCTCGCCACCCTGCAGCGTGACGGCAAGGTCATCGAAGACGCGCATGCGCTGGTCGCGGCGATCAACGAAGTCTCCGACGAGCGGAACCTCCCCGGTGGTTCACTCACCGCGGCGTGCGGCTGGTGCGGTCCGGGTGAGACCGTATACAACTTCTGCGACGTCCCCAACGCAACGAACCTCCTGACGCTGCCTGAGTTCATCATCAACCGCGGTGGCCTCCGGTTCCCAGCCGACCCGGACTACAGCGAGCTGTTCGCTGACATCCCGGCGATCTTCACCGAAGAAGATCTGTGCGCCGAACCCGCACCGGAAAAGCCGTGCCTCGATATTCCTTGCCTTGATGAGTGGATCGAAATCGAACCGGAAGCATTGTGGCGTTGTGTCCGCGCAGGGTTCCTTGAGCAGCGCGGCTGGCCCGAACGCATCGAGCATTTCCTGCGCTCCCTGACGCAGTGGCACCTGCGCCGGGTCTCAGCGCTGTCAGTCGCGAAGATCATCGCCGGATCTGATGCAATCACGATCCCCGCCGACAGCCAGATCGCGGCCAGTTCGGCCGTGCTCAACAGCCTGGCTTTGGTGGCGACGAACTTGCGCATCCAGCACGGTCTCGGTGACATGGCTACCATCCAGGGTTTCGCACCGACATGGGTGAAGGAAGTCATCCGTGCTGACCTCGCGAACCAGGCAGGTGTCTCCGAGAAGAACATCTCGGATGCTCAGATCACCGGGTGGCTCACGGCGAGGAACATTTTCCTCCAGTTCATCAGTGATTGGCAGACCAACGAACCCGGTCTGCCCGGCAGCGACGATACGACCGAGTGGCCAGGAGCGGTCGAGATTGTTCTGTTCCCCGCAGGAACGTGGGTCCGGCATCTCCGCAACGTCATCGAGCTGTCCAACGTCTACGACCACGCGAGCCTCACAGTGAACCAGTTCACCCGCCTCGCTGTCGAGGACGAGTTCCAGGTGTGGAAGCGCTGCTACGGCTCGAAGCTCGTCACGATCCCGATCTGCCCGAGTGGCGCGATCGGGCCGCGTCAGGCCATCGCCTGCGCAACCCCGACCCCATAGCAGGGTCCGTGATCTGGGTGGGGCGTGAAGGCCTGTGACCAGTGTGAGGCTGTGACCCCTCCACGCCCCGCCCTCCCAAATCTGTTGTTTCCCTTCATGGAGGTCCCTGATGGTTCTGCCCCCGATTCATTTTCAGCCGCCTCTGGTGAATCCGGCGCGGCACACCCTCTACGACCTCCCTGGCCTGCACCCCGCCGGTGAGCCGTCACGGCATCAGGGCGGCGTCGAAATAGACCCGATCAACTGCCCCGGCTCCACTGGCACATGGCCCACCGATCCCTGTGAAGTGGAGCCAACCGGTGAGAAAACCGGTGACCGCGGTGACTACACGGAGTTCCCGCCCGTAACAGCGTGGGGTGCTGACGAGTGCGGCCTCGAATCCAGCGAGGAACGCGCTTTGCAGAACCTGCGGCTACGCGAGCCACAGGTCGTAACCCAGCACTTCATCGATCTCCTCGAAGATCCTGAGCCCGGTTCGGAGACCGCGGCAACCGATCTGGGTGCTCATTTACCGGCCACCGCGATCGGGCTCCTCGAGGAAGCCCTCGGGTGGGGGTGGGGCGGAACCGGTGGCGTGATCCTCGCGCCCCGTCGGCTGGCCGCGCTGCTTGCTGCGGAAGGCCTGATCATGCCGGGCCCGTCGAACACGATCACCACCGTTCTCGGTACCCGCGTCGTATTCGGTCCCGACACGACGGGCGTGGTGTACGCGACCGGGCCCGTACATGTTTGGCGGGACGAGGTAATGACGCAGCAAGCCAGAGCGCTCACCGGTAACCGCGTCCTGTGGATCGCGGAACGCACCATCGTCGTCGGGCACGAGTGCACCGCAGTGAAGGCGACGATCGCATGACCGTGCGGCGCGTGACAAACATCTGCTACCGGTGGAAGAACCGGCCAGCCTATCCAGAACCCGCGGTCACGGTAGCCGCAGAGCCTCATACTGCGAGCTCCTTCCACGAACCCCCGCGCGCCGGGCGCGGATCCTCGCGCGATGCCTGGGCGCAACACCTCACTGTTAACGGAATCCCGGTCACCGGCACTGACACACGCGATGACCTGATCGCACGGTGGGACGAAACGAGGCAGCCCTCGTGACCATTGAAGTCGTCCTCGCGGTCCTCGCTTCCGGTGTCCTCACCGCGTTCATCACGGGCTGGTTTAACCGGTGGCGCAACCGCACCCAGGCCACCGCCCACTTAGCTGAGGCCTACACGAAACTCACCGCGGACCTGACCGCCGACAACAAAGTCCTCAGAGCCGAGGTCGTCGGGCTGAATAAACGGGTGCGCTGCCTGGAACAGAAACTCGACAAGGCCCTCACTGCTTTGCGGGACAACAACATCAGCATCGACGAAGCCGCCTGACTCGGCGTTTTGCACCCCACCCTCATAGCTTCCTTTTTGCGGCCTCACACGCAACTTCATTGCGCAATGAAGAGAGTGAGGCACAACTATGGCCGGAGCGAAGTTTCCTGTCGTAAAGGGCATCCGCATGCGGGTGACGAAAACGAACTTTTGTGGTCTCCCACTCGAGGGGCCCGGCAACTACACCGTCACCGACGGCTGGATCAGCGCTTCCCTGTCCCCGAACATGAAGGCAGCCGAAGAGCTCGAGCAGACCAACGCTGAAGGCCGCGTCTGCGTGGCCGACCGCACACCGCCAGAGAGGAAATGGTGGGACGCGACTCTCACGCTGTGTAACGTCGACACCTGCCTCATCGGGATGATCACCGACTGGCCTATGATCGTCGATTCCGAAGGCAACGTGATCGGTTTCGGTGACCAGTCCGAGGTGCCCACCGACACCGCGGTGATGATCGAAATCTGGGCGGGCGCATCGCAGGCATCTGACTGTGAGGCCCCAGAAAACGACGATATTTTCGATGCCGGTTCCGAGATCACGGGCCGCCAGTTCGGTTACTTCGCGTTCCTCCTGAAGGAAGCAACGCTGGGTGATTTCGAGATCGGCGCTCAAGTGTCAACGTTCACTTTGACCGGCATCACCGGTTCATTCGCCCAGTGGGGCAGGTCGCCGTTCAACCCGATCGATATCGACGGCAGCGGCACCCCAGGCCGCTACCTTGAAGAGCCTGACCCCGATCAGCACATCTGGGTACAGCGCACCCCGATCTCACCTCCTGACGTGACGGACGGATGCTGCTATCTCGCAGTCCAGTCCGTCACGACACCGTACTTCGGTGAAACCGCGGTAGCGGTCGCTGGTGACCAGCCCGACTGCGACTTCGAGCCTGAGCCGGAGCCGTGATCAGTTAGACAAGGAACCCCCAGTTGCGTGACGGCTGGGGGTTCACTGTTGCGGGCTGTGCTCGCCCGAGTAGGCGTTCCGGACTCCAACTCGGTGGTTGCGGGTTCACCACCTGAACGAGCAGCGTTGCACCCCTCGCTCGTAGTTTGACGGCCATGGCAGCGTGTGAATGGACCGTAGACGATTCGTGTCTTCCGGCGCCGGAGTCGGAATACGATCGCGCGCGGCTTCAGGACGCCAAGGACGCAGCCGTCAGAATCCTCTGGTCGCTGACGGGCCGCCAGTACGGTGTCTGTCCGGCGATCGCGCGACCATGTCCGCCGCCGTGTCTGCCACGTAAGAGCGGACCCGGCTGGTTCCCCGAGCTGGTGAACGGCGCATGGATCAACGTGTGCAAATGTGAGGGTGGCTGCACGTGGCTCGCGCCCTCCGTCATCCACCTTCCGGGCCCAGTCGACCACATCATCAAGGTGACGATCGACGGCACGGACCTCGACGAAACCGCGTATGCGCTCGAAGGTGACCTTCTGTACCGGACCAACGGGATATGGCCCTCACAGAACCTCACAAAACCCCTCGGCTCTCCCGGCTCGTGGTCGGTGACATACGGTCGGGGTGCGCCACCCCCAGCCGGGCTAGCGACCGCCGCGGGGATCCTCGCGAAGGAGTTCTTCGCGGCGTGCTGCAACACCAAGTGCCGCCTGCCGGCGCGTGTGCAAGCCGTTGTCCGCAACGGGGTCAGCGTCACCATGACTGGGCCTGACATTTTCGCTGAAGGTCTCACGGGCATCCCCGAGATCGACATTCAGATCCAGGCAGCGAACCCTAATCGTTTAGCTCAGCGAAGCCGGGCGGTCTGACATGATCCGCATTCTTCGCCGAATCACCGCCGCGATCTGTTTCGATCTCGCTGTCGCTCTGGACGCGAACCTGATAGACAACGAGTTGCCTGGGCTGCACTGCGAGTGCCCCGATCTGATCGGACACCCCGCGGATCAAGGCGGTGAACGCCGTGAGTGATGTGCTGCTCCCCGTCGTGGGCCGTTTGCAGGAATCGTTGCGGCAGGTGTTCAGCAACAGTGCGCCCACCCCACCACTCGGTGGCGGCTCCGACGAAGTGCGGTTCGTTGCCGGTGACTTCGGGCTGTCCATGAGCATGTGGAACCTCCACCAGGACGATTGCGGCTGCGGTGACCCGTTCCTGTGGGTGCGTATCGTGCGCCGATACCGCACCTCGCAGTTCCCCGCCGACCAGCAGGGCGGAGCGAAATGCGGCACATCGAAAGCCGCCACCATCGAAGCTGGAGTCGCGAGGTGCGCGGTCACCGAACCGAACCCGTGCTGGGACGAACTCGACCGTGAAGCGCTGGTATCGGCGGACGACTCGTGGCGGTTAGAGGCCGCGATGTGCCGGGCCATACAGTGCGCGACCCGGGAACACCTGGTGCTGGACCACGCGCAAACCCCCATCGTCCCAGTCGGCCCCGAGGGTGGGCTGCTGGCATGGATCGCACAGGCACACGTTCAGTTAGGAGCCAGCGCATGAGCACAGTGAGAGTTGTAGCGACCGGGAAACGCACTCTCGCGAAGGTTCCCACCGAACCGGTGACAATCGAGCGGACACCCTACATTGACGGTCTGCTGCGCCTGGGAGTGCTCAAGCGTCTGCCCCTCGATTCAAGTGACCCGGAGACACCCACCAGCGCGCTATTACGGGAACCGCCCCGCACAGGCAAAGGGTCCTCCCGCGCGAACTGGCTGGCGTTCCTCACCAGCGTTGGTGTCCCGCACCTCGAGGAGGACTCACGGGAGACACTGATCCGCCGCTACGACGAGCACGAGTGGGAAGTCGGTGACTAATGGCGTCAGGGTTCGTGTTCACCATCGACAACAGCAACCTCACTAACGCGCTCACCGGAGGGCAGGGGTTCCTCGTAAAAGCAGTCACGGATATCACGCGGCGCGTCGAGGCCGCCGCGAAACTCAAAGCACCCGTCGATACCGGCAATTTGCGGCGCTCCATCAACCAGACCCCACCAGTTGTGAACGGGTTGATCGTCACCGGTGGTGTCGAGGCGCGAGCGAACTACGCGGCCGCGGTCGAGCTGGGCACACGCCCCCGCGTGATCGAACCCCGCAACGCGCGCGCGCTGAGGTTCAGGGCAGGTGGGACAACCGTGTTCGCCACCCGTGTGCGGCACCCCGGTTCGCGGGGAAGACCTTTCCTGAAGCCCGCACTGGATGAGGTAGCCGCAGCCCTATAACTCGGGGGGGGGCTTGCACCCCGCGCTCATACCTTCTACGGCAGTCACAACTGGACCGATTGGAAGGCCTCACACAATGCAAGCTCCAGATTCGACCGATGACCTCGCCGCTAAGGCCGAGGAGCTCGACCGCGAAGAGGCCCGCTTGAAGAAGGAGCGGGCGGCTCTCGCGAAGAAGCGGAAATCTGCTGTAGTCCTCGAGGAGGACGGCACGGTGATCCAGCCCGACGAGGACGAAGAGTGGCCGCACGACACGCTTGAGTTCGCTGACGAGACGTGGGAAGTCAGGAAGCCTAAGACTCAGGCGATTGTCATGTTCTCCATCAACTCGTCGAAGAACGCCCCACAAGAGGTGCAGACGAACGCGACATTCAAGCTGCTGCGAAATCACATGTCGGAGGCGTCATACGACCGGCTCACCGAACGCATGATGGACCCGGACGATGCGAAGGGCGAGTTCACGCCGCAAATGATGGGGGACTTGATGGCGAAGATCGCCACTATCGGTACGAGCCGCCCTATTCAGCCGTCGCGAAACTCTGCCAAGTAGCGGCGGCGTCCTGGCGCACCCTGGAGGCCCGCATGATCGCTGATGGCATCCACGACCCTTTGCGGGACCTGCCTGACATGCACAGTCTCCTGAACTATGTCGAGTTGATCCTCGTCCAGTCCTGCTCGGATGAGAAAGAGCGCGACAAGTTGATGTTCGACCTATACCGCCCGGAGAAAGGCCAGACGGCACCGGGCTTCACCCCGAAGGACCAGTTGGCGTCGTTCGACGCGTTCATGGGTGCGTTCGCTTCAGCGAAAGTCGAGCCCCGCAACAAGAAAGGCAGCGAATGAATGGATGAAGACAGCAGCGATAAGATCCGCGACCTCGTCAACGAAGTGATGTCGGACTCGCAGGTGTCGAAGGCTGCGCAGCAAGTCGCTACCAGAAGCCTCGCAACGACTATTTCGTCGTTCTGGCTCCAATGCGCTGAGGACGGCTGCCCAGACTGGGTAGCCCTCGATTTGGCAAACACGTTGCTGGGTCATTTTATGTACAACGCTGTGGGGCGCGACAAGGGTGATGGCTGCTGCGGGAACGGCTGACGCTGCACCCCAGATCGGCAGGATCTAGCGTATGTCGCAGCCCGTCGGTTCCATCTCAGTCTCGGTCGAGGCGGAAGCGTCCAGCTTTGAGCAGGAGATCGTCGCTGCAGTGCGCGAGGCGATGGGCGAGGTTCTTGACCTGATCAAGGACGCGATGGGTGACGTGTCCGATGCGCTCGGCGATGTTGAGACCGGCGCGTTTGACGACGTGGACGAGGCTGCCTCACAGGCCGCTGATGCGATCAGGGACACCGCTGATGCTGCCACCGATATCGATCTGGGGAGTATCGATACGAGCGGCCTGGATGATGTTTCGAGCGCAGCGCAGGAAGCGGCCGAGAGTGTCCGCGACGTCGCCGAGGAAGCCGCCGAAGCGGAGTCCTCCTTCGATGGGATGGCCGCAGCCTTGGGTGGGATTTCCTTCGCTGCTGCCGGGGCGAGCGCGGCAGCGTTCGGGCAATCCCAAGCCGACCTGAATCTATCCCTGGATCAGTCCGCGATCATCCTCGGGGAATCGCGCGAGTCGATGCGTGATTTGGTCAGCGAAATGACCAACGCGACGTTCCCGATCGGCACGGTCACCGAGGGCATCGAGGCGCTCGCGGAGCGCGGGATCAGCACCCGCGAAGAAATGCAGAACCTGCTGCCCGTGTTCGACCGGCTCTCTGACGCGACCGGCGTCGAGATGGCACGCGGTATCGAAGGGGTCGGTGCCGCACTGTCCGGGATGGGTGTCGGCATCGAGGATGCCGAGCAGCATTTGGACACATTCACGTTCCTGCTCACCCAAACCCCTCTTGAACTCGCCGATGTGGAGCGCGCGACATCCCGGTTCGGTGACGCGTTCCAGGACATGGGTGTGGGTGTCGAAGACGTGGGTGTCGCCTTAGCGACCCTCGCTGAACGAGGTGTGCGCCCACGGGACATGATGCGCGAATTGCAGTCCGCGCTGGATGATTCCGGTGGATCAGCGGACGACTTCTTCGCTCACATCGACGGCGGCACCGGCGCACTGGATGATGTCTCGAAGCGTATGGAGGACGCTCAGGGACAAACTCAGGAGCTCGCGGACGCGTTCGAACGAAACCTGACCCCGATGGACCGCTTCCGCCAATTCACTGAAGAACTCGCGTTCAAGTTCGGTGACTTCGCGCCCCTGTTGTCCGGTGTCGGTGGCGCGATGGCCGGTCTCGCCCCGCTGGTTGGTGGTTTGATCGGTTCTGGCGGGCTCGGAGGCCTGGCTGGCATTCTTGGCCGCGTTGCCGGTGCGGCACGTTTCCTGCTCGGACCGGTTGGTTTGATTATCGGCGGTATCACGCTGCTGCTCGCGAACTCTGAAACCCTCCGCGACGCTCTCGGCCGCCTATTTGAAACCTTCATGGATGTCGCTGGGACGCTGTTCGAAGCGCTCGCACCAGCCTTCGACTCGGTGATGGAAGTTGTCGGCACCCTAGCGGGCGTGATCGGCGATGTGCTCGGCACCGTGCTCGACACACTTATCGACACGCTGCTGCCCGTGCTGATGGACCTGCTCGACACCATGATCCCAATTTGGGAGATGGTCGCAGAGACTGTCGGCGAACTCGCGGCCGCGCTGGCGCCGGTCATCGAGACGATGGGGGAATTGATCTCAGCGGTCCTCCCGCCCCTCGCTGAACTACTCGGCGCCGTACTGCAGCCCGCAATTGAGATTGTCTCCAAAGTCGTTGGGGCACTCGCCGGTGTCCTGTCCACGGTGCTGACTCCGGCGATCGAGATCGTTGCCGGCGTTGTCGGTGGCTTCGCCAATATTCTGAACACTGTCGTGACGGGGGCGCTGAACGCGATCCAGGACCCGATCGGTGCTGTCCGTGACGCGTTCGGCACACTCATCGAAGCCGCAGGCAGGGTCCGGGACACGGCGATCGAAAAGTTCGGTGAACTCCTCACGTGGATCAGGGAACTCCCGGGCCGTGTCCTCTCCGCGCTCGGTAATGTCGCGACTTCACTCGTGCCAGCAGGACGTGACTTCATTCAGGGCCTGATCGAAGGGTTCAAGCAGAAGTTCACCGACGCTGTGAACTGGGTGAAAGACCTTCCGGGCAAGCTGGTCGGTGTTTTCCGCCGGGAATCGGAGACACAGTCACCCTCCCGTCTGATGATGCGTGTTGGTGACGACTTCATGGCTGGCCTGGTTGTCGGTATCGAAGAAAAGTCGAGGGAACTCGCCCCGATCATCGAGCGCGTCGTTCGTGACGCTGCGACGGCTGCCAGTGCGGTGCAGCTCGACGCTCCCACGATCACCGGGAGTGTGGACGCGAGCCTTACCGGTGGTGACTTGTCTGTGTCCGCGGAGATCGATGGCGCGGACCGCTCGGTGAGCGCACTCGGCGCGATCGCGCAGGCGCTTGGCCTGGCAGGTGAGGAAGCAAGCGGTTCGTTCGCCCCGGCCTTGGTGGAAGCCGGTAAGGATGCTGCGAAGCTCGCCCAGATCGTGCAATCCGCGGCGCAGGGGAACATCGCCCCGGCAGCCAGCTTAATTGCGCAGTCCGCGAACACGGCAGGTGCAGCGTTCCAGACGTTCGCGAACCAGCAGGTCAACCCGGCGATGATTTCGGTGGCTCAAGGCGCCGCGAACCTTGCCAACAATGTCGGCACCGCCATTAACCAGCAGATCGTTCCTGCGTGGCAGAACATGGGCACGAACGTGGAGAACGTGAACCGGCAGCGTGTGCAGCCGGTGATGACGGCCGTGCAGGGCGCTGTCAATACGACCGCGCAGTCGTTCGATCGTGGCGCCACAATGATCGGTCAGCACTGGGATCGCGTCCGCGAAAACACCGCCCAGCCCGTCCGGTTCATGATCGGCACCGTGTTCAATCAGGGAGTTGTCCGGTCCTGGAACGCGGTATCGGAGATGCTCGGCCTTGACCGGATGAACAACATCCCTGTCGGGTTCGCCCAAGGTGGCCTCGTCGGTGTGGTTCGCGGGCAGGGTGGCCCTACGGAGGATCTCGAGAAGGCTCTCGTCCGGCCAGGGTCGTTCGTGCTCCGGCACGCTGCCACAGCTGCCGCAGGCCCGCAGAACCTCGACCAGCTGGCGAAAGCAACGTTCAACGACCGCGGGATCGGTGACCTCGTCCCAGTGCGCTTGTCACCGGGTGAAACGGTTCTGCCTCCCGAGCTCGTTGCGATGCTCGGGCTGGACAACCTCATGCGGTACAACGACAACCCCGCCCGCGGCCCTGAAGGGCTGTTCCCGAACCTCCGGGCCCTCGGTGTGGGTGCGGCTCAGCGTTTGTCTGCTGGTGGTTTGGTGAAGGGCACACCGGCGTGGGAACAGTTGAAGAAGGCACACGAGTTCGCGCGGGCCCAGCATGGGAAGCCGTACCAGTGGGCGGGGCCAACCGGCCCGGGATCGTCGTTCGACTGCAGTGGCTATATGGCGTCCATCGCCGCGGTGATCCAGGGAACAAACCCCTGGCAAAGGTATTGGTACACCGGCTCGTTTGGTCGCGCGCAGCGCCAGTCGGGGCCTCAGGGATTCATGGCCGGTTTGAAGGCCGGGTTCTCGATCGGTGTTCATGACGACCCCGGTGGGCCCGGTGGTGGGCACACCGCAGGAACGCTCGGCGGCGTCCCGGGCCTGCCTACCGTGAACGTCGAGTCTGGCGGCAGCCCGTCGATGGTGAAATACGGTACGGGCGCTGTCGGGGCAGATCATGGGCAGTTCCCGACCAAATACCATCTGCCGATCATCGATGGTGCTTTCGTGTCCGGTGGCGTGACGGGCAGCGCTGTCGATATGGGTGCCCTCGTGAGAGCGGAGATCGACCCGATCTGGCGGGATGTGAATCAGAAAATCGCGGGTAACCCGTTCGGCGGGAAGACAGGTGAACTGAATCCTGGCGCGTCGAAAGTGTTACAGGCCGCGGTCACTGAGAAGCTCGTCGCGATGGCGCGGGAAGCTTCGACGTTCCTCGACCCTGGCGGTTCTGGTGTCGAGCGGTGGCGTCCGCTGGTGCAGCAGCTGCTGCGATCGTATGGCTTCCCGATGTCGTGGGAATCGAACACGATGCGCCGCATGAACCAGGAATCTGGTGGTGACCCGAACGCCGTGAACCGATGGGACATCAACTGGCAGAACGGCACCCCCAGTGTCGGGCTCATGCAGGTCACGAGGATGGCGTACAGCGACCATAGGGACCCGCTCTACGACAAAGGACCGTACGAGTACGGGGTGTCGAAGGACCCAGCAGCGAATGTTTCGTCAGCGATGCGGTATGCCATGGCCCGCTACGGCAGCCTTCCGGCGGCGTTCGACCGGCCGGGTGGGTATTGGCACGGTGGCCTGGTATTCGATCAGGGTGGTCTCGCGTCCGGTATCGGCACGATCCAGAAGGCAACAATCCAGCCCGAACGCATCCTCTCCCCCGCTCAAACCAGGGCGTTCGAACGACTCGTACCGATCCTCGAGGATCTACTCAAGCTGGAGCCGGTCGCGAAAGGCCTGGCAAACGCTGGTGTGGGTGTCCAACTGTCGAAAGAAGCTATCTCCATCACAGTCGACAACCAGGGATTGAGTGATCTGCTCACGCAGGGGTTCAACCTGCTGAACCAGGCGATCACGCGTGAAGGCAGCGCGGCGCAGCACGCCACCGAACGCACGAGCGCGGCGGTACGGGAAACCACCAACGCTATCCGGACCAGCAGTCTTGGTGGGCTGCGTGACGGTGACCCACGGTTGCAAGGCCGTCAGGTCATCAGCGACGAATCGTTGTTCGCGGGACGAACCGAAACAGCTTCCCGAGAAGAGATACGCGCCCGGCACATCGAGCAGCTCCGTCAGCAGTTCCGTGAAATCGCTGACCGGGTCCTCATCCCAGGTTTCGAAGCCGGACTGTCCGCATTCAAGGCCGGTGAGTCACCGCAAGACATTCTCCGCGCAGCTGGTGACGAGATCGGGGAACGCGCGGGGGAAGTCATCGCCGAGAAACTCGAAGACCTCCTGCGGGGAGCTATACGCACACCGTTCTTCGATGACGGTGGTATCGCTGGCGGCACCGGGCTGATGTTCAAGAACGTGATCCAGCCTGAACGTGTGTTATCCCCGCGGCAAACGGCCGCGTTCGAATCTCTTGTGCCACTCCTGGACCGGTTGATGGTGGGTGGTGTGCGAACCCCGTCCGGGTTTAACAACACCGGCACAGCGTCGTCCGAGTCGCGTATCGAGCGGACAATCATGGCCGGTGACATTCACGTGCACGGCGCGAACGACCCGGAACGCCTCGCCCGCGAAGCCCAGCGGCGCCTCCTCCGCCTCCTGGACAACTGAAAGGTGACGTGACCATGGCATATCGCGGATACCTTCAATATTCGGGCACGGAAATCGGCAACGCCGCCCGCGTCTCCGCTTTACTTGGTGTCACACCTCCCGCGGACGACAGCATCTTCACCGAGACCACGAATCGGTGCGGTTGCACGTCGGCGCAGGTGTTTTACGACGACTGGTGGAGCGGGCAGCAAGAGTTCCTTGAGGACCCCGACTATCGCGAGATTGAGAACGCGCCGTGGTTCGACGCGGATCGGTGCGAAAGTGAACGGTTCCACGGGATCTGGCCCATGCTTATTGAGGGACTCGGGCCCGTACCGATTCAGCGGGAAATGATTGAGGGTGTGTGTGACGGTGGGCACGCCACCCGTCACCGCGACACCACCCGCACCATCCGTGTTGAAGCATTACTCGTGGCGTGTGATCACGCTGCAGCGACCTACGGTTTGAAGTGGCTGACCTGCCAGTTGCGTACCGCCATACGTGGCCGCGGAGCTGACCTTTCCTTCTTTTCGGCGTCACCTCAAGACGCATGCATCGAAGACCCCGCCACGCTCCTGCGAACTCATGTTGATGTTGTTTTGCTGCAGGAACCACGGATCATGGAGCACGGTCGCGGCTACGGTGGCAGCACACACAGGCACGGCAACATGTGGCGCGTCGAGTGGATCATGGGCACGGGTACCCCGTATGCGTTCGGGACGGAAACAGACCTCGGGATTGTCGAGTGGGACGAGGACGAGCTGGATCCCGTCGAATTCGTAGAAGACTGCGCGACGCCGGGCGGCTGCCCACCGGTGGAGACCGTGCTGCACGATCCGCTTTGCCCTCCGCTGACACTGCCCGCCCCGGCCCGGCCCGCTATCGGCTGCGGCTCCGGGCAGGCTGGCTGCACTCCCCTATGTGAGGGACGCCAGCGGGTCTGGACATTCGAGCCGGGCGCCACGGGGACGCTGTGCAATGACCTGGCTGTGGATGTGTGGGTGAGTAACCCGAGCTTCACCGAACCTGTGCGCGGTGTGAACGTCTCATGGGTGCGCTGCGGAGACGATAGGGAATGCGATCGGGTAAGCCAGGCCACTATCTCCTATATTCCGCCGTTCCAGTCGATCCTGCTGGACTCGGTGCGCGGGCGTCCCCGCGCGTTCGTCAGCGGTAGTTTCATGGCCGTGCCCGGTATTGTGACCGGCCCCCAGGGGGCTCCTTGGACGCCGCCGATCTTGGATGGATCGCAGTGCTGGGAACTGATCGTGGAGACCGCTCCGGACGTTGAGGTGGATGTGCGCGTCATCACCAGGGAAAGAGACATCTGATGCTCGGGGATGGCGGCAGCGGGCACGCGGTCCGTTTCCATGACGTCAACGGCACCACCGTGGCAGAGCTGGCCTGCAACGATGTTCGCAACATCACGTGGTCGAGGGAGCTGTCCGAAGTGTCCCGCGTGGAGGTGACCGGGGGTACGGCGGCGGCACCGCAGATCCCTGAGGATGTGCACGAGTGGGTGCATCACGCGTCGGTGTTCCGCGACGGGGAGTTCGTGTGGTCGGGTGTCGCGCAGGTGGTGGACTTTGATGACGACGAATGGCGTGTCACCGTCCGGGATCCCGGCACGTATCAGTGGCGGACCCGCACCCCGATCACGCGTATCTGGTCGGACACCGATCCGGTCAGGATCGCAGGAGAGTTGTGGGAAGCCATGTTCGGATTGCATGGGTTGGCCCAGGCGGACCCGCACCTGTACTTCTCCACCGTCACGTACGACTTTTCCGCCACACGCGACCGGCGGATGATGCATCAGGTCACCGAGGATCTTGTTCGTTTGGGTATCGACTGGACTGTGCACGCGGGCCGCCCGGTGATAATGCCTGCCACGCAGGTACCTGAGCTGACAGCGCCGACAGGGTTCGCGGACTGTGACTTCGCGGAGCGCCTCCGCGTCCGGCGAGACGGGACCCGACTGTTCACCGATGTGATGGTGAAGGGCCAGAACTTCGCCGCGAACGCTACACAAGAGCTGGGGGGACTGCGGTTGCAAGACATCGTCGCGATGGATGATTTGTTCGGTCAGGCCAACGTCCGGCGGGCCGCGACACAGCTGGTGGCGCGCCGCGCCGCGCCGCGTTTAGAGGTGCATGTACCGGCTGGCGCTACGCTCTCCCCGGATGCCCAGGTCACCATCAACGAACTGATGCCCGGGGTGGTTTTCCCGGTGCACACCTCTCTTGGTGGTGGTATTAGCGCTTACCGGCGGTTGGAGAAGGTTGAGGTCACCCAGGACGCGAACGGGGAGCGTGTCGCGGTGACACTCGGTGAGGTCCCGGACCAGCCTGATGAGGCGGTGTTTGGATGAGCGTCAACAAACGCGAGCGTAAACCGAATACGGACGCTGAGTGGAGCCGCGATGTGCAGCGGCGGCTGGATGATGCGGAGAACCCGGAGTCGGCGCGTCTGGGTGATTGGACAATGAGCACCCAGGACGGCACTGGCAGTCTCATCGCTTGTCACAGTGACGGCGGGTGTGTGCTGATCGCGCGTAAGCCCTCGGGCGGCGATGGCCCAGATGAGGTGCTCGATCCTGACAGTGTCGCTGAAGGCGACGATGAGACGCCGGAAGAGTTTTGTGAACGTGTCAATGATTGTGTCGAGCTGCCGGAGCCAATGAACATCGCCCAGGTGCGCGGCAGCGGCCAAACCATGGGTAACACGCCGCCCTCAGCGCAACAGCTCGTGCTCGGCGTCAACGTCATGGATTACCGCCCGGACGGGCAGGATACGCAGGTACAGAACAACGGCATTCGTATCCGTGACGCCGGGGTCTACGAGGTCGAGGCGACCGCTGCATGGCAGCAGAATCTCAACGGGCGGCGCGAGCTGTTCCTGCGCCGAAACGGCGCGACGTTCGCGTTTGACGTACGCGATGCGCCTGGCGGCTGGTGCATGCATCACATACACCGCACTATCGAGCTGGCCGTCGGCGACCTGCTGACGCTGCACGTCTGGCAGAACTCAGGCGGCAACCTGGCAGTGAATAACAGCGCGTTCGGCGGGGACACGTGGCCGCGCATCACAGCCCGGATGATCAGGCGGCACTCGGATCACGCCTAGCGGATCGCGTCCGGACTACCGCCGCCCAGACACTCAGAGATAGGGGTGGTGTCGAACGCACCGCAGCGCTCGGGGCTCAGGTCAGGGAACAGCGGCGCAGACGAATTCATATCGACTGTCGCCAGGAAATTCATGACCAGCTCAACTATTTCGGGGAGTGTCATCAGCGCGATCCTTCTGGGACTAGCGGCCCTGCGATGGAGATATCACAGCCGGGAGTGATCACGTTACAATTCCCGGCCCGCTCACGCACCGGATTCACCCCGCCCCGGAATGATCAGTAGCTATGGCCATCTGTCACGACAACAGCTTCGCCACCGCCGGGGGTGAACTGACACTGACCCGCACCGGGACCTGGCGACCGGTGCGGTCAGATCTGGTGGAGGCCACCGCCGACGGAACATTCACAGCACACCCCAGCCCAGGCCGGACCCATATCGAGATTGACACCACATGGGTTAACAACACGGGCGTTCCCCAGCGCGTCCAGGCCATCGGCCAGCGCGGGCCGCGCACAATCATCGTCGCCAACCGGCGGAACGCCGCGTTCCGGGAACGCTGGACCACAGCTGTCGGGGACGCTCCGCGAGCGGACGAACCCAGTGTCGACGATCCGTCCTCCATGTTCGCGTCCACCATGAACAACCCGCCCGGGTTCTTCGCCCCACCGCCCCGGGCCATCGTTTCCTACGCCGTACAAGACAGGTCCAGCTTCCTGATCCTCGAGACCCCACTGGACCCCGGAGAGGGCATCAACGTCCGGTACCGCTGCGCACTGTTCACCGACACGCTGCCCATCGTCACTGGTGGTACCCCGCGTCAGGAAGCGTTCGCCCGATGGGCGGAGATCACCATCTGGGCCTGTCCGAGAGGGGTATAAACGTGCCGAGTCAATGCGTGGACGGGCACTTCCGGGTCAGCGGCGGGGTCCTCGACATCGCTGCCGGGATCGCGCCGCGGATCCGCGCGCAGCAAACATCCTCGCCCACCAATAACGGGGCCTTCACGTCCGAGCGGTCACTTCCCGGGGTCCCGCACCACGACTTCTCCATCCAATGGACAAACGATCAACCGTTCCCGCTGCTCGTCGTGCCTGAATTGCATTCCCGGGGAACGTATATCGAGGCGCCGCAGCCGAACCTGGTACTAGTTCGCGCCCGCGCCACGGTCGCGATCAATCAGGCCGCGCCCGTGCCGGACATCACCGGCGTGTTCGACTCCGAGTTCGGAGGCGGCTTCGATGTCACCGATCAGGATCCGGAGTCCACTCCCGTCGCAGGCAAGCTCAACCGTGGCGGAGCGGCGTGGTCCTACCGGAAACAGCCCGAGATCCTGCAGCCCGGGGACACAATCTTCATGCGGTTCCGGATGGCGTCCTACACACCCGAGCCGTGGGTTGACAACGGAAACAACGGCGCGAATGACCATAACGTCACAGTTCTTCCGGTGATCGCGCGGTTCTGGTCCTCAGCTCGAGGAGTGACAACATGAGCGATTGTGTCAGCGACAATTTCACGGACTCGGACACGCTTCAGTTCGGGCGGGACGGGGTCGCGTTCCTGGCCGGGCATCACGCCGACTCCACCAGTGACGGCACCTCTGTCACTCCGCGTGTCCTCATCGACCAGACGTTCAACTGGACAAACGACACGGGCATGCCGCTATATGTCACGCCCGTTTATGAACGGCCGTGGCGGCAGGTGAGATCCAACGCGCCCCGGCGTTTCTACATCGACGAGGAATACGCGATGACCCAGGACGGGTCCGCCCCGGCTCTGACGGGGACCACGGTTTTAACCCGGTTCGGCGGCGGGGACAGCGCGAACATCGGTTTCCGGTGGTGGCACAATTTCGAGGACGCGGTGACCTGGTATCCGCACGGCCAGAATTTTGTGGCGCCCTCCGGGCAGCTCCGGTTCCGTTACCAGGCCCGGCTATCGACGTTCGGCGGCGGCAGTGTCAGCAACGTGATTACTCAGGCGCGTTATCACCGGATCCACATCATGGCTCAGATCACCGAGGATCCCGCTGTCTAAGGGATGCTGCACCCCCGGGCCGTAGCTTCTTGAGGCATGAGCGCGCCGCCATGCACTTGTGGGACTGTCCATCTTGGTGACTGTCCCGCGCTCCTGCGGCTCTGTATCCGGCCGGGCGCGGTGCTGTCGAAAGCAATCCAGCTCCGCGATAAGACGACTGGCGCTCCGGAGGATTGGCCTGCCGGCACAACTGTGTGGATCACGTTCACGCGGGGCGCCTGGGATTACACCGCTGACGCTGTAGTCGATGGCTCCTATTTGCGGTTCACTCTCGACGCTGAGGAAACTCGTCAGATTCCCAAGGGGTCGTTGGCGCGGATCTGGATTCAGTATCCCGATGTTGATGGTCCGATTGTGTGGGCCGAAGGACACATCGAGGGGTGCTGCTGATGACGCTAACCTCTGTCGCGGCGTGGCGCGCGCTGATCGCTGGGATCGTCGCGTACGAGATCGTGGCTCCCCCTGGTGAGCTTCTGACTGATGGGATGGATCGGTGGCGCACCGCTCACCCTGTGCTGGCGGTGATCTCGGTGTGGCTGGTGGCGGCGCATTTACTGCGGGTCGTGCCGCCCGCTGCTGATCCACTCAGTGTTGCTGGGCGTGTTGTGGGCGGCGTGAGGGGGTGGCTGGGATGGCGATAAATCTCGGGTGCTGCGAACACGCTGCGGTCGCGGTCCCTGCACCGGGTATTCCCGGCCCGCCGGGTTTGTCGGGCGGTGAGGTGTTTGTGCATGAGCAGACGACAGCTTCCGCTGAGTGGCTGATCTCGCATCCGCTCGGTCGTAATCCGTACTCGGTGCAGCTCGAACAGGGCATCGACGTTGTCATTCCTGATGTGTCATTCCCGTCAGTCGGCACTGTGCTTCTGACGTTCCCGTATCCGCAGACAGGCACAGTGACACTGCTGTGATGAAGAAAGGACGCTGACATGGCGACTCGCGTAACTAACGGCCTCAATCTTGACGGTCACAAGATTGAGTCTCTCGGGACACCTACCGTCGCTGCTGACGCTGCGACGAAGCAGTATGTCGACGACGCTGTCGCGGGCAGCGCTGCGGGCTTCATCGCAGGTGACGGCCTCGACCTTGTTCCTGATCCGCCGAATGATCCGACACTGAATGTCACAACAGGCGACGGTATCGAGATCGACGGCAGCGGCGACGTCGCAGTTGATCAGACGTGGCTGACAGGGGAATTCGACAGTCACGCTGCAGGGCGCAAGTACGCAGCGAATGTCGGTAACGCGAGCGATGACATCATCAGTGTCACGCACAATCTCGGGTCTGAAGATGTGCACGTGACGCTGCGTCACATCGCGACAGGTCAGCTCGTCATCGCTGATCCGCGCACCGATGGCCCGAACGCGGTCGACCTGCACTTCGGCACTGCACCGGGCACTGACGAGTACCGCGTCATCATCTCGCGCTGACACGGAAGGGCGGCAACGCATGGCTACACGAGCGCTTAACGGCCTCGACCTCGACGGGCATCGTGTGCAGAATGTCGGCGCGGCGACTGATCCTGACGACGCGACTACGCTCGGGCAGGTCAGAGCACTTCGCGTCGAGCTTGCGGACGAATCTGCCTATGACGCGCTCGGCAGCTACGACCCTGATGTGCTGTATTGGTGGCCTGAGTAATGGGCGCAGCAGTCGGCGCGAAGAAGCTGAGCGGGTTCGCGATCGGCGGCAAGAAAGTCGGCGGCGCAGCCATCGGTGACACGAAGTTCTGGCCTGCCCCGTCTGGCCTGATCACGGAGATCAGTGACGACTGGAGCGGTTACGCGCTCGGTACCGAAACAACCGCGCCGTGGATTCAGCGGATGAACAACAGTGCGCGAATGCATTTCGTGTACGACTTCCCGCCGCGATACGTTGCTCGCGACGCAGCGGGAACGTCGAACCGGCAGCCGGACTGCTACACGCACAGCACAGAGCTGTCCTCTGTGGATCACTGGGCGCAGTGCCGGATGCTTGACTGGCCTGACACGAGTCTGAGTAACGCGGCGGGTGTCGTGCTTCGCAGAGCTGCCGGGACTGGTTCCGCAATAACAGTTTTCGCGGGTATGAACCAAAACACGTGGCTGATCGCTGTACAGAACGCGCCGGTCTCCTCGAATAACTTGAGCCCAGATGTTCAAGGCTCACATAGCCTCAGCCCTGGCGGGCTGCTCAGGGCTGAGGCCATCGGGAACACGGTCACACTGCTGTACAACGACATTGTATTGGGCAGTCACACAGCGACGTTGCCCACCGGCTTGCAGGCTGGTGTGTTCGTAGGCCGTAACTCGTCATTTGCCGCTGGCATTCAGGGTTATGTAGCTGAGTGGTCAGCGGGCGTGTTCTGACTGTTCCGCTGCTGAGTTTCAGTCCCGCCGGGTACAGTGGCGGAACATCTTGGCAGAGGTGTTGTGCAGCAAGCAAGAACCCCCACCGAGTGTAACGGTTGGAGTTCTCTCATGCGTGCAGGTCAGAAGTCAGTGAAGGGTATCTCGTCAGCCGCCGTACGGGAAGCCGAGACTGCCGCATTGCTCTGCGGTCACGTACGGGGAAGCCTGCTCACAGGCGTACCGCATCTGCACTTCTCCTGACGACGGCCCGTCACCATAGTCCGGAACATGCGTGGGCTGTTGCGGCGGTAAAGGCGTATCCAGCAGGCTTTGGTCGTGACAATACTGAGTCCACCCGCTGGTGCCGTCCGTATAGAAGGTAGTTCCGCGTTCATACATTTGTGACGGCAAGCCGCAATGGGATATCTCGCGAGCAGCAGACGCCGGCGGCGGTGGAACAGGCTGCGGAGCTGGTGCTGGCCCTCGCGGTGGCTCTGGCACGGGCGGAACAGTCGCAGGTTCCGTCACCTCCAGCTCGCGCTCGCTGTCGGGCTCCTCCGCCTCGCCGTCTCGATCTTCTAACCAATCAACGACGCAATCATCCATCCGCCAGCCCTGACCCTCGATGAAAACCCAGGCCGCCGACTCCTCACGCCCGGAATCCAGCGACGCCGTCGAAACAGCCTCAGTGTCACTCTCGTAAGCCACGTCGATACTCTCAACGTTCTCGTCACCAGGCATGTGTGACCACGCACCCTCAACGACGTCCCGCGCGATCTGGCTTTTGCATTCGTCGGTGAAATACTCCCACGCCTGCCCAGGGCTTCCGCCAACGAGATTCTGCGTATAGACCCTCGCGACAGACTCCAGATCGTCGTGGTCCGGTGCACCGTCCCCGGCACAACCAGTGAGCGCAAGCGCAACAACGGCGAGCATCGGGATGAAACTACGGTTGACCATTGAATGCTCCTCAACTGGGATCGGCCGGGTCATGCGGGGGACTGGTCGGCACGGCTACTGCGCACTGGGGTCCACGTACGCGCATCGATCATGTCCAGATCGGACGTTACACCCGGGGCCGTTACCGTGACTCCCGGTCGCGTGAAGGACCGCGTGACCGCCCATTAGTGATGGATCCCGTCAGGGCAGGCACTTCCCGCGATCACACACCCTGCCCTGGCGGCCATCGATCCGATTGCACCCCTGATCGCGATCGTGTCGAGCATGCGCACCATTGCTCTCGAACGTGCCAACGAAATCCTCACCTACATTTGGTCCAAGCGCGGCCTTCCCTACCAATACGGCGGCAGTGGGCGGCCGCCCGGTAACGGCGGTGACTGTTCGTGGTTCGTCATGGCAGTCTCGGCAATGCTCGAAGGCAAACGCGCCGATACTCGCTACGGAAGCACCGAGACTTACCGGCTCGCCAGGGGCGAAGTTCTCGGAGCGGTACGCGCATCCTCACCGGCCGCTGTCCCCGCTGACGCGATCCTCAAAATTGGGCTCGTGCACGGCGGAGGTGGACCCAACAGCCACATGTCCGGCACCTTCATGGGTGTCGCGTTCGAATCCCGCGGCGCGTACCGCGGCGTGTCCGGTCACGTTGTCGGCGGCACAGCCCGGCACTGGAACGACGCCCTCTACCGAGACTGGTGGTACTACCCTGCCCGGGTCGGAGATCCCACCGATCCCACCCGATACCCGCTGCCGGGCGGCTGGTTCTACGGACCGCGTGAAGCACCCCTGAACATTGTTAGCGGAGAAGTCGGCGAACCAAAACCCTGGATCGACGGCATCAAACTGCTGCAGGCGCGGCTGAATGTGCCGCAGACAGGGCGGTGGCGCGACGCACGGCCCGCGATCATCGCGGCACAGCAAGGCCAGCAGGGAATCACACCAGACGGCACCGTCGGCCCCAAAACGTGGAGTCTGATCCTCGGCCGCACAGAAGCTCCAGCACCGCCCGAACCGACACAACCGGCACCGGTGATACCCCCGAACGCGACCCTCAACACGCTCGTACAGTCACTTGTGCCCGGCTCAACCACCCGGGCGCCACTGGGCGAATTCGTGCTCACCGCAGACTTACACGCCCACGAAACACGGAAACTCGTTGAACAGCTCCTCGGTCACGTCGCCGCGATAGAGGCGCGTCTAGCTTCAGGAGGCGACAATGCCGAAAGTGCCTGACTACATCCGCGGACGCATATATTCGGGGATCACATTCGCGCTTCCCCTCCTCGCTATGTACGGCATCCTCGAGGAACAGGAGGTCGCGTTGTGGGTCGGTTTGGCTGGTGCGCTGCTCGGTACGGGCCTTGCAGCGGTCAATACACCACAGTCACCACGACCGACGCTGCGCACCGAGCTAGTCGATGTCCCTGTCGATGATCCACCCATGGAGTGGTCCGAACGATAGGATTGACCTGCGGTTACACACCATGCAGACACTGACCGTTATTCACTGTTAGCT